TTGGAATAGGTCGAGTAACTCCTGCCTTTAGTCCGACTAAAGCAGAAGCACTAGTCGTAGAGCAACAATCCAACGACAAATTGCTTGCCAAGTTCGAGAACTCTCACAAGTTGAGTGATACCGAACTCGTAGCCCTACTCAAAGCGGTTGGGTTCGAAGGTCAGGCATTGAAAGTCGCATGGGCAGTTGCCAAAAAGGAATCAACAGGTAGACCGCTCGCACATAATGGGAACGCCTCAACAGGCGACAACTCATACGGCTTGTTTCAGATAAACATGCTAGGAGAGTTGGGTGTGGATAGACGAGCGAAGTTTGGATTGGATTCCAATGCCGAACTGCTAAACCCTGTGGTCAATGCTCAAGTCGCTTATCACATGAGCGATGGCGGCAAGAATTGGAGTGCGTGGAAGGGTTTGACTCAGCGAACCAAAGAATGGATAGCGAAGTTCCCTAACACCAAGCCAAAAGCCAAAGCAATAGCAAAAGGCAAAGGCAAGAACTAAATAGCGAAAGCAATAGGTAAAGGCTTAAAAAGCAAAGTCATACCAAAAGCAATAGCAAAAGAGAAAGCCCCCTGATGAAGGGGGCTTTTTCCATAGTGCTTGCTATGCGTTTGAGATTAACTTTATCTCACATGCGTCGGTAGTGCAATACGCCTCACCAATCGCGTCTGCTGCCATTCCAGCATAAACTCCACTGAAATCAATTGGAAACAGTTTCATTGTGGCTTCTTCATATTCAGCCTCAGTGATTTGTGTATACGGCATCTGTGGATAAACATGATTACCACTTGGCAAAAAGGATACGGTTTTGAGTTGACCGTCATACATATGCAAAGCCGTACCAATAGCCGAAGCCTCAGTCTCAGGGTCAAAACTGATAGTCACACTTACAGAGTTATCTGACCAATACCTCTGTGCAGTAGCAGCAAGAGCCACCTTCTCATAGATACTTACGTCCTTCTCTGAACGTATAGCGTTTGCCTTTACAGGAAAGAAGACAACAGAAGTCGTATCAGGAGATTCATTTGCGGGCTCAACTACATAGTTAGCCATCTTAAATAGCGGAAGCATAGGGTCGCTATTTGCAAAGCGAATAGCACGCAAGAAATACTTTCCACCAACTGACCAGTGAACTCCAGGAGATTCACCAGCAAGAATAGAGACTGTGCCTGATGGTTTGACTGTGGTCATTTTGATTGACTCACGAATACCCAACCATTCAGAGTAAGTCTTGTCGTAACCCTTGATTACTTCATATCCTTGATTCATCCAATCACGCAATACAGGCAATCCCCTTGTGTCTGCAAAGTTTGCAACGCCTGAAATAGAAGTTCCAATACGGCGATTGCGCTGCATGATTGCATTGGTCTCTTCCCAGTGAGTAGGAAGAAGCGTTACAGTCTTTGCATAAAGATATGCAAACTTTAGAGTGCGCTTAAAGTCTTCAACATCATCGTGGCGATTGAGGTAAGTCTCGACAAGTGTGCAGCACTCAAACGATTCAAGGGACTGTTCTGCACATGGGTTATACCCAGCCACACGCCAGTCCTTGTTATTGATTGGGTCAGCAAGGCGACCATACTGACGAGAGACATCCATCCAAATCACACCTGGCTCACCATTACGAGCGATGCCATCAATGATTGGTGATAAGTCTTGACCTACGGAAACCTCAACAGAGTTATTGGACATCCAACCATGAGCCATACGCTCAGGATGTTTTTCATAGTTCTTGAGATTGAGGAACTCCTCATCATCAAGTCGACCCATAAGTAACTCAGCAGAACGACGCACGTTGCCGGAGACAACGCAGACACCAATCATGTTTCCAATGTCAGCGATATCTCTGCGAGTTAACTTCTGACCAGCACGACCCTCAAACAACTCAACAATAAGTGAGTGGAGTTTTATTAACGGCTCTGGACCTGCTGCGGTTCCACCAAAGGTCTTAATTGGCTCTCCTGCTACACGAATCTTTGCGTAATCAAATACTGGAAGTTTGGAATCTGGTCGTAGGTATGCATTGATAAGGGTCGCTACTGACTCAACCCAACCCTCTCTTGTATCTGGAATCTCATAAAAGTCTCCCTGCTGTGGGGCATAAATTGTGAAGTCTTTGTCTGCGCCCTTGTCATCGAAACCAACACCAACGCCCAGCATTGATGCTTCCATCAAGAAAGCGAAAGGCTTTGCTGGGTCTGTCTTTGTCATTGAGCCAGTTGAAACGAATGCGCAGTTTTGCAATGCTGCTGAGTTTCGTTGGACATTTACAAGTGGTGTGCCCATAACCCATAGGCCTCGTCCTGGTGGTGTCCATTTTAAATTGAACAATCGGTCAAAGGCTTCTTTAGCAGAGGCTGCTGCTTTAGCATCAGACCATGGAAGACGTTGACTCTTGGCATGGTCTTTTTGAAGTGAATACATGCCATTGATGACGCGTTCGCATACATCAACCCATGTCTCCTTCTGACCATCTGCCTTGAGGCGAGAATAGGTACGGAGGAAAGTAATCTCTCCTACCGAATTTCCACCAGCATCTCGATACCCGAATGGCGATTTCTTTTCCTTATACTGAGCAACAAAGTCATCTGCCAATTTGAATGAAAAGTAATTCATAAGACCCCACTATTTCTCTAGTTGATTAAATACCCCTCAGAGGGATGCATATTCTGAATGGCAAAACCCTATCACGCACTTGTTAACTTAATTTAGTTCCAAGAACAAAACCACAGGGTAAACCGTGTTTCATGCCCTGATAATTGCTGTTATCAGATTACTCTTCAATTGATTCAGAGATAATCTTTGTAACTGTGTCTTCTTTAAGGGTCTCTGGTAACTCACGAAGTGCCTGTGCCCTATCTCCAAATATGGCTGAAAGAACTCCACCAGCACTCTGTCTTTGGGCAGTTATTTGAATGAACTCCTTGTTGGATTCCATTTCCTTGACTTGATTTACTAACTTAAACAGGCGGTCAATCTCCTGTGAAACGTTCGGGTCTGCGTATCCGCCGTTCATTTCTTCGGCAAAACGCATGAACGCTACACGCTGTCCTTGCATCTCAATTATGGCTGTGAGCAGGGCTTTTAGTTGTTCCTTAGTCTTTACTTCTACTGGAAGATTAAAGGCACAAGAGTTATCAGGCTTGAAAGCAGGGCAATTAGCAGCGACAAAGCAAGTGTTGCACTGACGAATTGAACCACTCTGCGTTTGAATGACGGGTACATCTTTGAGTACGTCTCTCCCATTCTCATCGGTTTCTACTACAGTCTTTACATTAAACCCAAATACAGGCAAATTTTGCATCTCTTCAGGGGCTCGTGGAACCACTCCACTTCGCTCCACTTTCCGCCCTTCCACACCACTGTTATCAGAAAGGTACTCCCCTAATTCCATCAAACCCGACATAAGGGGTGTATCGTTGTTATCAGATACTTCTTCTTTTTTACCGCCCTCAATGATGTGTAAATCGGGTCTCTTCTTATCCATTGACTTCTCCAACTGTAGATACGACCACACGGCAACCCTAGTGGCTTCAAGGGTACTATCGTTTATAAACTCTGAATAGTCTAGCCCTGCACCTTCCACAATAGCCTTGTAGCGAGGTCTGGCTTGGTCTTTCATCTTCTTGGGATATCTAACTAACTTTGTTCCATCCCAGACGATGGTCTCGCCTCTTCTCATGGGCGATAGCCATGACAATGTGCTGGCTGTGGCAAATGGTATCTGTCTCAAGTTGTCTGGCTTGGCACATCCGATAGCGTGATACTTGGTACCGAACTGTCTTTCATACGCCCTGGTTATACCGGCTAAGTTAGTTACTGACTCAATCTCATCGTTAGGTATTGCAATGTTTTTAAATTGTTGCGAAAGTTGTTTTAGATTAAGTAACCCATACTCTTGATGCCAGATTACCCATAGTTTGGGGTCATTACTGAAAAAGGGACGCTGTTGCTCTACCCATTCTTGGCCCAAAACTTGTGAATCAAATTCTTGAAAGGCTGCGGCTCTATCAGCATTATTGACCAAAAACTCTTGGTAATCGGCGGCAAGGTCTAGTAACTCTTGTTTGGACAGACCGGATTTGTCTGCTTGATATGCGCCAGACTCAATGTAAACTTTTGCAGAGTCGTCAAAATGTTCAGATATAAGCCATATCTTTGTTTTGGGCAGTCCTCGTTTGCGTAATCCCCAGTAATTAAGGCCCATGGCAGTAATTGAGAGGTCTTCAAGCAGAGTTCTGTTACTGCCTACTTCTGTTCCAGAAAATATGAGCATCAATCATCCCAAAGTGTTGCGTCTTTAGGCTGTGCTGCATATTTTGATTTAGCAATGTTAACTTTTGTAATAGAGTCTTCAATATCTGACCATTTGCGAACCTTGCTTGGCGCATCAGGACGATGCTCTATTGGCAAATAACTTGGGTTACTTACCAGTAACGTAGGGATACCTTGTTCCATTACCCATGCGCACATAGAGGGGTCAGAGTCCACGTAGAGTTCTACAGGCGCTTTTTGACGACTAAGAGTGAACTGACGCTTCTTTAAGTCATCCCCAGCCAGTTCCACCACGTTATCGAGCAAATCATCAAACCCAATAATTCCATGAGAGTTTAACCAATGTTTTGCATTGGCAGAATCATCTTTTGTAATAAGGGCTACACGATGAAGGTTGTTTAGTGCGTAATAAACCAGAACTCCTGTGCGATTTGGTTCTCCAGATTCCGCCCTAAGTACCCCGTCTAATGAAAGAATTATATTCAAACTATTCCTTTACTCTGTAAGTTGCCGCTCTACGAATAAGTGTTTGTGTGTCTGGCAGTTCTACTCCGTAAGTCTCAAGCGCCTGTTCTTCTTCTTGTCCTTTTAGGTAATCATGCATCTGTCGGAGCGCAGGAACAGTGCCATACTTTTTACCAGCCTGCCATCTATAATTATAAAAATCATCATAACCTTTTCCAAACTCTGTAAAGGCAAGTTTACGAGAGCGATGAATATCGTCAAACAACATTGAACCCTGCTGCAGAGCACTATGTAGTTTGAACTCAGCATTACGTCGTGCTGCATCATTAGGTGCAGCCTTAACTTCAGTTAATGCCTTTGAGTAACGTGTGACGATATCTATAGCCATGGAGCGGTCACGTTGTGCAGCCTTCTCCCATGCAGCATTGCGTGGGGCAGAAGTTCTGCGTGGGAACACAGTCCACTCGTTATACTTCAAATCATATGCAGCATAAGGATTAATGCTACGAATATCTGTAGCACCAGGGTTCACATAGAACGTAACCTCAAAGCCATGCCAGTTAGTTGTCTCTGGTTGTAGATACTCACGAAAATCTTCATTAAGCATCTTGCTAATTTCTGTGTCAGATAGCCCCACATACTCAGGATGCGCTTTGCGGAATTGAACATAATCAACGCCAATGAGAACGTCAAGGTCTCCTGGGTCACGATGTGCTGCCCATTGGAATGAAACTGCAGAGCCTGCAATCCATGCATGAGCCCAAAGGTCTGGGTGTCGGTATTGCTCATTCAAGAAACCAAACAGTAATTGCAGAATGCCGTTACGCACCCAACCTTTGAGAACTGTGCCAGTAAATAACTGGGGGTCTAGTTCTTCTTCAGGTTGAGAGAAGTAGGAGGTAGAGCCGCGTTGAATTTCAACGGGCTGCTCTAGACCAAACTGGCTTTCCATATACCTAGTCTATGTCTATTTATGCGTTAGGTGTCTCTATGCCTCTGTTACTCAAGGCTGAAATTAACTTTTCTCTAAGTTCTTTAGAGGTATCTGCAGGCTTTAAAGACTCAACTACAGACTTTGCAACACGTTCTGCCAGCAATTGAGACTCGATGTCATTAACTAAGTCTTTACAGGTTGAATAGACATCAAAAGTATTCGCAAGTCTCTCAATACTATCGGATGGCTGAAAGATTTGTGTTTGGATAGACCCGTCGTTGTCTACAATTACAGTATAAGCGTATTGAATTGGTTTACGCCTATCTTCTGGTCTACCAAGGTCTTCCCAAGCCTTTTCTTTTTCATTTGGGTCAATTATTTGGTCCATTAAATCATCCCCATAAGTTTTTGTTTACGTTCCGCTACCTTTACTGCTACGGGACAAAAGTCACATAGGTAAGTTTTTACTCCAGGAGCACTTTCGTAACTATCTAAACCTTCTTTACGACGTTCTTTAATAGTGTTGGGTATTAGCATCCTGTCAGAATGGTGCCAATCACTACACCCATCTTTTGGTTTGTTATGCGCTTGATAGCATTTCATCGCATCTTCCATGAAAGTAGAACGGGTATCGTAAAAAGTGTCATCAATTTCTGCAAGGCCTTTAGAGCCGCCTTGTCTTATTTGACGAATAGCATCTTTACGAGTCTCAGCGTCACGCCATGCATCTACTGGGATATCTACAAAAAGATTACCTTTGTGAGGTTCTCCAGACTCAAAAGTGTGTCGTTCACAGGCAACAGCAAGAAGGTAATCTTGGTCTGAAGGTCCTTCAAAAGGTGGGAGTTCTTCAAGGGTGTCACACACCCAACAATGCAAAAGACGAAAAGTTTTCTTTTTATCGACAGGTTTAGACCCGATTAGTGGAACGTTACTCATAGTGCTCCTTATGCTGCGACAGTTAGTTTGCGATGACCTTGGTCATGCCCCAATCTATCAGTTCTTTTAAGGGAATATCCACAACAGGACTTGCCCTTCTTTTTATTGACTTTTGGATTCTTTTTCATAGCCTTACCACTGCGACGATTTGAGTTACGTTCGCCGCCTCCCTTTCCGCCCTTACGTTTAGCCATTTAGTTTTTCTAACGGTATACCTTGATTGACTGATTGTTTTGCTGCACGCTTTGCAGCACGCTCTTCCATCTTAACCTCACGGGCACTCTTAACGCCAATCGCGCCACGCACAATGCTCTGGTGCTTGCCAGTAGTTGGACTATGAGAAACGTCTGGATAGAACCATCCACCTTCGTGATGAACAGCAATAGGTGTCTGGTAAGACATAACTGTATAAGAAGGATTCTTCAATCCCTTAATTTGTTCAGAAAATTGAGTTCCTGACAACCATCCATGTGATGGAGGAGCGCCCTCGATACCACGCATACTTGAACCCTGAAATGGCACACGTCCAGAGATTAATGGTCCTGCACCTCTATTAGAAGTTCTTTTTGCCATGATTAAAACCCTAACTCAACAGCGCAAGACTGACAAACTCTGCCTTGTCCTGCGTAATCCATTGCTCCTTTTTTTCCACAATTATCGCACTTCCAGTTAGGATTATCACTAACTTTGCGTTTTGGGTCATTAGCACGGTCTGGAACGTTTGCCATGATTACTTACCTGGATTTACCTTATTTGGATATTCAGTAGTAATAAATCCATATCCATAGAATGGGTGTAGAGACTGACGATTAGCCTCAGTTGCTGAGGTGTTCATCGCATTCTCTTCTGTATCTGGGCGAACTTTACGGTACTTGCCGTCTGTCGCTCCATCATTGAGAGACTTGTTCATCGAACGAGATGAGTTGACTGCCATTTACTTGCCTTTCTTTAATTCTGCATCGATAGCAGCGCGGTTTTCTTTCACTGTTTTTGCATTACTGGAACCTGTGCCCATCATCATTCCACCAATTTTTTTGCTTAACTTAGATGGAGACTTTTTAGTGGCCTTAATTGAATTGGCGCGTCCAACAGCAAGTACGTTTGCTCGTGCTGTGTAATCTTTCATTGTGCGTTTTTTATTAGCACCAGGAAGGTTCAATCCATATGTATGCACTGCGGTATCTGGGTTAGGTAGTCCACGGGTTTTACGACGGTCGTTGAATAGCATTAGGCCATCTTCTCCTTTGCTCTTTGAGCACGTCTTTGAGTCACACAGTTAAGGCAATGACCCTGATTTGCTAGAAATTCTACAGGGTTCATAACGACCCCACAGGTCGGACACGCAGAAGAACCGTTATAAAGGGTGGCATTGTCGGCTATCTTTTTAGCCTGAAGTTCCATGATTAATGCGCCATCGCCGTCGTCAGCCACTATTCACTTCCTAACGTGTTTCTAGATGCACCAGTGTATCCCGAAGGGCTTCCTGAGTACCATGAAATACGTGGCTCTACATAGTTTCTATCTACTGTAACAACATCGTCAATGCCAGTAGCACGACGGTCATACCCATAACGGTCTGGGAATAGCCTAATCTGTGGCAAAGGAGGTCTAACCATCTGCGATATTTCAGCAGCAGGTATGGTTGCAACCATAAGAGCCTGTGAGGTTAGTCGTTCCATATTGCTTGACCATGGTCCGTTGTATTGCCAACGCTTTGCTACTTGGTCAGGCTGTACAGGTGCTCGCCATGGTTTTGTGTAATCGTATACTCCGTCATATTTTTGTGTCATAGCGCACCTCTATGTGCTACCCAGGAAATTGCTTGTGTCTTATTTGGAACTGGTTCTCCCAATTCTTGTGATGCATGCTTATAAGCCTGAACGAAATGTTGATAACGACCAAGTGCTGAAAGACCTATGTCAGGCGACATCTTTCCTCCACCACCACGTGGTGTGGTCTTTCTTCCTGTGCCTACAAATGGATGACCCATCGCAATGTCGTATGCGTGGCGGTCAACTGTTACGTGTTCTGGATTGCTGGGGTCATGAATGTTTTCAAAAAAACTACGAACCTTATGCCCACCCAATACTTCGTGTGGGTCTTCTCCAGCCATAATGCGATGTGCTTTTTCAACATTCTGTGGAATGAGAGCGTTAGAAACGTATCCAGTCTTTTTCATTTCATGTGCTTGTTGAACGTTTCTATCCCAGTCTGTAAGAGGAGATAGTGCTGCAATAATTCCAGCGCCTTTTCTCACATCTCCACTACCAACTTTTTTGGCTTCTTCATGGGCTTTTTCATACCATTTAGAGCCGCCTTCTTTTAATTCTTTAGTTGCCTCATCGTGTTTTTTTAAAATATTTTGAACATGAGTATGAAACTGTGCTTGAGCAAGGTTCTTATCAAAACGACCATGTTCGTTAACTCCAAAAAATTTTGTTGTCATTATCGCCACGCAGGTTTCAAATAAGCCAACATATTCTGACGACGAGTATCAATCTCACCTGGAGCATCTGATACAAGGTTCGACTTGCCATCATTTACAAGATGCGGTGCAGGAGTTAGTTGTGTCTGTGGAGCAAAACGTGCTGCACGATACACTGTTGCACCACGGCTGGCATCTGGCACTGCACGCATTTGACGTTGAATGCCCATGTCAGGATTAAACTCTTGAGGCCAGAAGTACATCGATGGCTCAATGCGTTCACCCTTGTGAACACCGCGTTGATAAGACTTTTGATTAACGCGAGATTTAATGCTGTCAAGAAGTCTGTCATCACGACGAGAACGAATCGTTCCTAGATAACCGTCTGGATACTCTGCAGATGGAACACGGCCCACACCGATACGCAGAGCGTCCATGGTGTCATGTGCAACAGGAGTACCTGCACCACCTTGGTTGTTGTAACCCGCAAATCCTCCGCCACCTAATGATTGCCAGTTCTGACTAGCAGAGAAGTTATTAGCACCTGTTGGCATTAACTTCTCCTGGCTTTGATTGCTGCTACATCCTTATCCATCTCTGCAAGGGCTGCTTCACGCTTCTTTTTGCTCATTTTGCTGCGTGATTTCCATTCTTCTTCTTTTTTGCCATAAGACTCAGCAACCATTTTTGCACGTGGATTATCTGTTCTAAAACCACGTTCATCTTCAAATCTGGTAGGCAAAGTCTTACCTGCTCCTGCTGCATAAACTCCAAGTTGGTTTTGTTTCATACCTCTGCGTAGTCCTTCGGACAATGAAGAAACACGGTCAGAAATATCTAAATAAGTTTTACCACTCTCAGTATCCGTCCAAACTCCTTGATGAATATTTGACTTTTCTTTTGCGGTTGGCATGCGAGCAGTACCGTGTTCTGTTGGGAATACTTTTGTAGCAACATCTTTGGTTTCATGAAAGTGTGCTGCTGCTTCTTCAACATCAAATGGCTTGGAAGAAACACTCTCTACTCCGCCACCTGCCTCAACAGGGATGCGAGGGTCACGAGAAACGTAATAACCGCCACGCTTGCCTTTCTTACCTGTTGCGTACTCACGAGATGCGCCATAACTTTGCGCAAATTGTGCATGACTAAGGACAGGTCGGTTATCTTCAGACACTCTTACCCATTCCCTTATCAGATTGTGGAATGGTTGGACTATTGTCATCGTCCCATTTAAATGTAGAACCAGAACTTCTTTTTGAATATGGGAGAGGACGTCCTTTACCCATTTCACGAGTTCTCCATGCAGTTGATTGAGCGTAAGTCCCTGCAGTAGATGACCCCAAAGATACAGGAGTATCAAAGGACTGCGAAGAATCTACGTTACCAAACTGTGAGGCTGAATTTGGCACAGTTGTTTCCTTTAGTTTGACATCCCGTAATTAAAATCTTTTGATTGACGACCTGTTGAAGATGGAACAATCTTTGCATTAGCCATTGTTGCTGCTGCTTCAGCAGAATGAACTGCTGGAAACTTTGCACCAATAACATAGCGTGCACCCATGCGCTCGGACTGTGCTGCATTTCCTGCAGAAACATTCTTGCGGTTTGCTTTGTTTGCAATTGTTGGGTCGCCAGCCTGCGTGTTCTTCTTAGGCATTAGTTTGCCCTTGAGAGGCTTTGCACTAACATTGGTAACACCTGAGTAGTCCATGCCTACATAACGGCGTGGGCTTGCAGAGTGTGCTGCAGATGCAAGAACTTCTTCTGGGGTATCAATATTTCTGTTTTTCATGTTACCTGCCGATTCTGAGTGGCTTGAGGGGATGCCCATGCGACGACGCATTGCATGACCCATGTCTGACCAAGTTGCCATAAATAACTCCCTTGCTTAACCCAAGGATAAGCCTGTTTTAGTTTGCTGTAATGGCGAATACGATGGCGCTTATTTCACCATCACGGCTTTCAATTGTGGTGAATCCTGGCTTACATGTCAGGTCCATGCCACGAGGAGCAACGTAGCCACGAGAGATAGCGATTGCTTTGACTGCCTGATTTACTGCGCCAGCACCTACGGCACGCAATTTAACCTCATGTTTTTCATAAATTGCATGAGCAATTGCTGAAGCAACTGATTGAGGATTTGAGCCCGCACTTACTCGTAAAAAGGGTTCTTCTGTTGAAACTGTTGGTTCTGTAGACACGGTTGTTAGTCCTTTGGTTTCGATATAATGCCGCTCCTAGGGCAACATGGTAAGACTAATCTCGTGCTTGGTCTCGGTATTTGCTGTCCTGCATTTGCATAACTACAGATTCCTCTACCTTATCTGTAAAGATGTCAGCAGCCAGCCTTGCCAGGGCATACGAATCAGCAGCATTGTCGTCGTTGAACTCAACGCCCCATCTCTTGTACATCTGTAGGAGCATCTCCTGCTTCTTGGCATTTCCCTTACCTGCTGCATACTTCTTCAAGGTCATAGGAGGAACCATTACTGGAAATTTAATATCGTCATCAAAGTAGTCGTAGATAGCCAGTTTTACTAGGGCCGATAATTCTCCAAGAACTAAAGCGGAATGACTGGCAAGAACTGTGCCTTCCATTGCAATCTTTTGTATTGGATGTTTTTCTGAAATATAATCAAGATGGTCAAACAAAAACTGACGAATGTCAGCAAGGCGTTCAACACCAAAATACGGAGATTTGTAAACCCAAGTCATGTATTGCTTAGGGTCAGACACAGCCAATGCGGTAAACGCAAAACCAGTTAAAGACTGGTCTATACCTATAGAAACTAACAGGTCTTTCTCTAATCCTGCATCAATTGACTTCGTTGGCACGGCGTTCCCTTTCAGTAATGACCATGTCAACAGTCCCAAGATATCCGGCGCCGTCTACTAGATTATCCCTCTTGTGTTTGTAAACTTCTCTTGCAATTTTGACCCATGCCATAGCAAGTCCAACTTGTTCTTCTGTTACAGGAATTCCAAAGATTACTTCCCAACCTTTTTTAATTCTTTCAAAATTATCTAATGGATGGTCGTAAGAAGCATTCCTTTCATTATTTATGAGTCGATGTGCTTCGGGAAGTACTGGCTCTGTCATACGAAGTCTCTCCTTGGTCCAACGGTAGTTCTGCGAGTAATTTCACGAGACACTAAGGTGATGTCACGTTCTTGGTTTGTCAACATCATCTCAACCATCTTGCGATATGCGTACTGTTCTTCTAACTCTTCTTCTAACTTTACCACGGCATCATCAACTGCAATCTGTGCTCTAATAAGAGTGACTTTATCAACTTTTGTTGCAGAACCCATTTTTTCAACAATTAATCTATTTATCTTTAAATCAAGCAAACGCTGTGCAGTGCGTTCAGCAATTTGTGCTTGAGCAAGTTGCGAGGCAGTGTAATCAGCCCACCCTGTTAAAACAGTAAACATCTCTGCCAACTGTTCGCTGCTTAAGGCAGTGATATCTGGGGGAAGAGTTACTAATTCGTATGAAGGTTTGGGAATATTCATTCCCTTTTCAACTAAGGTATCAAGTCGCATTGTTTGCACCCATCCTCCGATACGTTACAGGCTGGCATCTTATCAACCTCTACCGCATCTACCACTTTCTTGGCTGCATTAAAAACTCTTTCTACTATTTCAAAGTTTGCTTTTACCGTGAACTCTCTGTAGTCCTGGTCTGCTTTAAGTTCATAAATAAAAACTATTTCTTTTGGCGCTTCATCTCCAAACATACGACGAGCAAGTTCTAGGTACATCTGACCCTGCAATAAGTGACTTCGAAATGGTCTACGTATATTCTTCCAAGCCTTGGTCAAGTCATAGTTAGCATCAGCAAGAATATCTGGCGCTTCAAATCTTAAAGTTCCTGCTCCTATAGATTTGATTTCTATTAAACAGTCTTCTCCAAGACCCTTAATCCAGCCATCGGCATGACCATGAATACGAAGTGATTCATCCTTTAATGGAACTTCCAGGTACTCATCTTCTGCGTCTACTTTAGATGAGACTTCCCATCCTTTACCAACTGGTCCATGCCACATTCCATACAGAACGCCCATTTCACGGAATCTGTTCTGCCATTTAGCGTGAATAGCGTGACCTTCATCAAAGATGTTTTGAAGTCTTAAAGATGGTTTTTCTTTCTTTGGAGCCCCACCTTTCAATAAATAAAAGGCATAACGGTGACACCAATCAGCCTTTATAATCTCTGATGGATGTAGAACGTCTGTTCTACGGTCACTTGGGGGCTTGAGTAAAAGATGTCTCTCGACATCGCCTAAAAGTCTGGTCTCAGTCTTCTTGGCATCCAAGAACTTCTTTAGGTCTTTCGACGCTTGAACTGGCATCATACTTCCTTACTGAATATAAATTCTTTTAGGGTCATTTTCTTTTTATATTTCTTTTGCCACTTTCTTATGAGGGCGTTCCTCTCTCGATGAGAAAGACCTCCCCATATTCCGTGCGGTTCGTCTCGTGAGACTGCGTCCCATAAACACTCTGCTTTGACTGGACAATGGTTCTTTCCACTTTCACCAAAACAGAACGACTTCGCTTGACTAGCGATAATTTTGTATTGGTTCTTGTCTCTTGGCGGGTAGAAGATATCGGTGTCTTCTCCTGAGCATCGGGCTTTATATCGCCAAGCGTACTCTGGTTCATCCATTTGTTAGGCATCCTTTGTTTTATCCCTCATCTCAATGAAGTCATCCTCAAGCAGAATGACATAATCTTCCCCATCGAGATGAATACCAAGAACTGGCATTCGTCCTTCTAGGATTGCCTCTCTAACATTTTTCTTAAGCACGTCAGACTTTATAGTGAATTGTTTTTTACCAGTCCACTTATGTTCAATCAACAGGTCGGATGACCGAACATCACCTTTACGTGCCCAAAGAGCCCCAGATGCAGCATTACGTTTTCCGCCAATCTTCTTGGCTAAACGCTTCTCGTGCTTCTGAGACTCTTTTTGCCCTTTACTCCTCAAGTTCTATTTTGCCTTCCTGATGCCCTTTTAGCAACTTTGGAACAAGATAGAACATTGTCTCTCTCCAGAAACATCTGTTACAACCACAGAATGGTTCTCCAGATACTGTTTCCGAAATCTCTTCTTCTGTACCTTCATAAATGGCTTCGAACAGCATGTCTGTATAACTTTCTACACCACGCTCTAATTCTTCTGCCCATTTTTCATCATTGATGAAGAACCCGTTACTCATCAACACCCACCACAATGGAGTCGGTTGATTCAAGGACAGTCTTTTCAAGTTCTTCCTTGAGGTCAATCTCGCTACGGAGGCTATCAATAACTGGTTCGATTCCTTGCCACTTTCTTTCGCCATAGTAATACCATCCACCTTTGCGTTCTATCAATCCCTTTACTACTGCGAGAGACGCGATTTCTTTAGCGAAATCATATTCTCCAGGAAGGCAAGGGCCGCCTTCTGAGAAGTAAAAGTCAAAGTATGCAACTCTTTGTGGGGGCGCCGTTTTGTTCTTAAGAGTCCTAACCTTGATTCTTTGCCCGATTCTGACTTTATTGTTACCCGAACCAAGTTCAATCCATTCATCTCTACGGATTTCACATCTAGTAAAAAATGCATAATTCTTTCCTTCACCTCCAGGAGTAGTGCGAGGGTCTCCATGCATTACACCAATCTTCATACGATATTGATTTATAACTATTCCTAGTACGGGACGTTCTGCCTCAACAAGACTTCTCTTCATTGCAGTACCTACAACTCGAAAGAACTTATTGGTTAGCAAGGCTCCCTTACCTACGGTTGCTTCATCCATTGTTTTTTCTAACTCAGGAGAAGGTGAAAGGGCTGGAAGAGAATCAATTACAATCGCATCCACAGATTTAGACTCAGCAAAAGCAATAACTGCATCATATGCTTCTTCCATAACTGATGTTTCGACCACGATAACTCTGCTGGTATCTACGCCACACATTTCCGCGTAATCTGGAACCCATTGTTCTGCTGCTACCCATACAGTTGTAAAATTTGGATTTTTTAATTGATTAGCAGCAATTGCTTTTAACGCTACAGCAGTTTTACCATGAGAAGGTTCACCAATTAATTCGTTCCATTGATTACCAGGAAACCCACCACCAAGAACATAGTCAAGAGTTGTAGAACCACTGGTAAGCCTAGGTACAAGGTCAGGACGAATATCAGAGGCAAATACAACAACCCCATCACCAAATTTTTTATTAAGTTGAGCAACGATTTTTTTCGCTTCATCGGCAATCATCCATCAATCCTTCCAATAATTTGTTGAGGGTTAAAATTATTTGTAACATCATTTCCACGAGCGCTCTTTGTTGTGCCTTCTACTTTTGCCCCTGTTAAAGAGCCATACCTACTTCCTGACTGTTCTAAAGGATACCCACAGTCATAGCAACGAAGTTTTGCTCCAGAAACGCTCATATAGTTATTAGAAGAACAATTTGGACAAGATTGATTTTGCGTAGCGCTCTGCGCTTTTGAAACAACAGGGTTAACCTGGGGTTGAGGAGGAGTATAAGGAGTCATCGGTTGTTGAGATGGAGGCATCGGAGTATTGGAAGGACGAGGCTGTTGTGCTGGCTGTTGTCCTAATTTGTTTGCCCACCAGTTTGCGTTACTCATCTTTTGCTTCTCCCCACTTGTCGACAATCTTTGCTTCAGCAATGAGCGGAACTGTAATCTCTGGAAGGCGAATTCCTTCCATTGACTCGCGGATTGCTTCTGCTACATCCTCCGCTAAATCTTCACGAGCAACGGTAACCAACTCGTCGTGTACGGTCAAAATGACGTTGGCTCCTGGCTCATCGACAAAACAGGAGTGAGCCCTGACAATAGCCAATTTCATAATATCTGCTGCAGAACCTTGAATAACGGTGTTAAAGGCTTGTCGCTCCGCTCTGGACTTAAGTCCTTGGTCTCGACTTTTAAGGTCAGGTATATACCGACGACGACCAAACAGGGTAGACACATAAGGAGTAGGTGTCTGAGCAGCAGCCATACGAATAACTCGTGCTCGATACTTTGAGATGTCATTAAATTGTTTACTGAAACGGTCTAATAAGTCTTTAGCGTCTTTTACGCTACACCCTACACTCTGAGCAATCTTCTCTGGCCCAACGCCGTAGGACATCGCTAAAACAAGAACTTTTCCGGCCTTACGGTCTACTCCCATCGTGTTACCAATAGTGGTGTAGATATCTCCTCCTTCTAAATAGTTCTTCATCATAATCGGGTCACCAGAAAACGAGGCAATGATGCGGGGTTCAATTTGAGAATAATCAGCAACCACTAGTTTATGACCTGGTGGTGCAATAAACAGGTTCCTAATTAACTTACCATAGTCTCCACCACTAGGAATGTTTTGTAGGTTCGGGTCGCTACTGGAAAAACGCCCTGTCTCTGCTCCATGGGATTTAAAGTTTGTATGCACTTTGCCATTTATTAAAAGCGATTTCTTTTCGCTAACTTTTGTTTTGCCCATGACAGTATGAGTAACTTCGCCACCAAGATATGGCATTACATAAGTTGTCATTAACTTATTTAAATCTTGATATTCAAGAATGGCGTCTACGAGTTCATCCTTGCTGCGATAAAACTCCAAAGCATCAGATGATACAGAATAGTGCTGTATATCTAATTTCATGGGATTAGTCATAGCCATTTCTTGACCTTTGGCTGTCAAAGCAATCTTAATACGAAGGTTAGGCTTTATTCCTCGACCACCCTCTTCTTTAGGAGAGAACAACAATTTCTGCTTCTCCTGCACAGAGTTCATGGCAAATGGCTTTCCAACTAATTTCCAAGCCTTTGCTTTAGCGTTATCTAAATCCTTTTCAAGACGCTTCTTTAACTGTGTCAATTCATCAACGTCTATGTTTGCCCCAGTGAGTTCCATGTCGCAGAGAGACGCGACCACGTCCATCTCTAGACCCCAGACACGTTTTAGGTCTCCCTCTAATTTAGGCTCTAGAACCTTGTATAACTGCCATGTTGCGTCAGCATCTAGTCCTGAGTATTTAGCAACATCACTAAAAGAATGTACCTCTACCTGTGCTCCAACGCCCTTTTCAACAGTCAATCCAAGTTCACGCTTGGCGCAGTCTGCCAACCCTAAAAATCCACGATTACGATTGTTGATGATAAAAGACGCCATCATTGTGTCAAAGAATGGTTTATTAGGAACGTTGCCTCTGTAATACTTTGCAATTGACTTTAAATCAAACTTTACATTGTGACCAATCTTTAATTTGTCACTAAAGAACAACGGGTGTAACGCCTTGAACACGTCTCCAGGAAGCAACTGCTCAGGAGCGGGGCCGAATACTGGTTTCCATTTCGCCTGATTCTTTGAATAATCGGTATCTCTTACTTCTTTGCCAGCAGCAATCTTGCGCTGACCACTCAATAGTAATTCCTTGTCCCAATTTAAAAATTCACCATTTGGATGACCCATAGGTATAACATCAACGCGACCATCTGTTGCTAAAGAAATCCAAAGCACATCATTAACCACAGGCTGGATACGGTCTTCACCAACAGACTCAATATCAAATGCAAATGCGGGTTGCTTTTTGTAATACGCAACCAAATCTTCAAGTTGTTCTTTTGTTGTAATGATATTCATAAAACCCTCTCTTTAAGTAAGAGAGCCTGTAATGGAGGTAACAGGCTCTCTCACGTGGAAACGAACTAAGCGATTGAACGAGCAACTTCCAGTAGTTCAGAGCGAGGGGTCTCTCGAATTACTTCGGCTGTATAAGGTTCAGCGGCTGCTACGAGTTCATTGACCGCATCAGCGTTTAGTTTCCACTCCTCGGCAAGGTCACGACCACGGACGAAGTTGAGGGTGTACTGCGTCGTTGGTCCTGTTCCAAGTCGAGAAATCTCCCAGAACTCTTTTGAAAGAGGTCCTTTGCGCTCATCGTCATGCGCTTTCTTAATCTGACGAGCCAATGATGGTGGTGCAGTAAGAATCTGTACGCCCTGCATTTCACCACTAAGTACTAGCACATTGAATGAAAACTTGCCACGAGGCTTATCCCCAAGAATGTCACACAGTGGGCAGTTTTCTCCAATACATACAAAAGATTTTTTACCCTTTGGGCGTTCAATCCAGTGTTGTTCATAAGTTGCAAATGGAGAGTCTTCGAGGAACTTTACAAGTTGTGGTTCCTCGGAGAAACGGAAGTCAGTTGGGAACTCAGTTGAGTCTGACTTAAGAAGTGCATCAACGGCATCCCAGCCCTGTTGCACGGTAGTTCCAACCTTTGGTTGGGCTGTTTCACTATCTTCATCAAGATAGTTTTCAGCATTTACTGCTGGTTTTGTAATTGGCATGTTTTCCTTTAGGTAGTGAGGCACGGAACAACCCTGTATCTCTGTACAAAATTATTGCTGCTGGCTCTCTGTGGATGTGATGTCCTTCCAGCGCTTTACTAAAGCATCTGTAAGGTCTTCGTGTTGGCTCCATTCTACACGAGCAGAGCCAAGTAGGTTTCGTCGAGAAAACTCATCGATAGCAGCCTCTATAAGAGTGCGAGTATAAACCCGATTTCCTCCAGTTTTTTGACCTTTTAAAGTCTTAGACCGAAGTCGATACGGGGCACGTGGAATGTATCCTTTGCGCTCCCATAGACGGACTGTGACAATCGTCTTTTCCAAGGCTTGTGCTAACGCACCAATGGTAAAGACTTCTGTTTCTTTTCCACCTAATGTTTTAATGATTGGGGTTTCATCCCAACCATTTGTCTCACCGCTTTTACGGCGAGAAACCTTTGGGTCTGGTTCTCTTCTTTTCTTTTTAGAACCAGGAATGTATTCGAGGTCTCTAAAGGCCTCGATAATCTCGTCTTCTCCTCGTAATCCTGCCATGGCTATCTCTTGTTCATCACCAATGCCCAGACAACGGATTGCGGATACATTTCATCAATCTCTTCTTCAGTCAACTCATCGTTATACAGAGCAGCCATAAGAGCATCCTCATCAATAACTTCTACAATCTTTACAAGTTTGTCACGGAGTCCTTTTTCTTCAATGAGGTCAAAAGCAATATCTTCATCAATCTTTCGAGATACTCGACGTTGTTTGGTGATAGCAACAAAGCCTTCAATTTCTTCTGGCAATTCAAGGACGATGTTTCCTTTGTCATCTTGTTCGCCACGTTCTTCAACATGTTCAAAAATTTCTTGTTTTAAATCTTTTAATTTTTTTTCAAAATATTCCACCTGCTTTTTTGCAAACGCATACTCTTTTGCTTGAGCAATTAACTCATCTTTGTTCATGCGTGGTTCTACTTCAGATACTCGTGCCATCGGCCCCTCCTACTTTAGTTTGTGATATGAAGTTCAAAAGACTTCCTACTGTCAAGTCTACACCACCACGAGAATTGATTCCCGTGCCGTCCAGCACCGCATCAGCCACAGCGTTCTTCTGCTGAAGCATCTCGTGCTGACGTTCTTCAATAGAGCCCTGCATTAGGAAATCTTGAATAGTTATGGTAGGCCAACGGCTTGAGGTTCTCTTGATTCGTCCGTTTCTTTGAACTGCTAATCCTGCGTTCCAGGGAAGGTCATAGTTAATCAAAAGGTTTGCATTAGGCAAATCTACTCCATAACCACCAGCATCAGAAGAAATGAAAATTCGACAATCTGGGTCAGTTAAAAACTTTTCCTTGCTTGCTTCCTTTTCTTTTGAGTTCATTTGTCCTGTGTACAAAGTCCCACCGAGTCTGTCGTAGATTGTAGAGACCGCATCTAGGTAAGAAGCAAAGATGACTACCTTTGCATCGGCATCCGTTTCAAGGTGTTCATTTACATATTGAACGACAGCATCAAGTTTAGGAACTCCCATTCCTTTGATTTTAATGTGACCGTTGTTCCAAAGATAGTTTGCATAGGCACTTCCCTTTGTTCCATCATAATTTGCGCCGCTGTTTGCAAGAATATATGGATTATCACAGACCATACGAAGCGCAGTTATCTTAGACATTATAGAACCACGCATCATGTCTGCTGGACTTCCTGGTTTATATCCCTCACCATAATGAGCGGCTATAGAAAACCCAGCACCAAGCAATTGCTGCGCTTCTACTAATTCATTCTTTAGTTCTTCAACAATAAAGTTGTACAACTTACGACCTGCCGAATCAAACCTAACAAGAATTGGGTCACGATAGATAACACTTGGAAGATACGGAGCAACATCAGGGTCTGTCTGAACTTTGCGAACCGAAGCCTGTTTCATTTTTTCATGAAAGATAGGTAAATTTCTGTATCGCTGAACTCCACCAAAATGATTTCTAACAATAAAAGTCTGGTCAAATAAGTCAAAACGACCAAGCAGATTTGGATTAACGAATTGCATAATGCTGTACAACTCTTCTGGTTTACCGTTCTCAATAGGAGTTCCAGTAAGAGCAAATCTAATTGATACATTGCGAGCAAGGTCTTTAACGCGTTTTGAACGCTTTGACCTAAATCCTTTGATAGCGGTTGCTTCATCACACACTACTGCGCCCCAAAAGTATCGGGAGACAAGGTCCCAGTCATTGACTATCGACTCATAATTGGTTATTACATAGTCGGACTTCTGACCATCTTCATATTGTTGTGTGCGTTGCTGTTTATTTCCATCCACAACGGTAGAAACCACACCTGTACAGAATTTTGCTATTTCTTTCTGCCACTGATATTTGAGGCTAGATAAGGCTATTACAAGGATAGGACCCTTCTGTATCTGTCCTGTATCGTTTAATTTTTCTAGGGCCGCAATAGTCATACAGGTCTTACCAAGACCCATTTCGTAAGCAACAAGCATCTTCTTCTCGCCAACCATGCGGCTTACAGCCTCTACTTGATATGGCTTAAGAGTTCCCGTGAACATAAGCCTCCTTACCAAGTATGTAAGATTTGGAGTTTTCAATACCACGATGAATCTCATCTATCGTCATATCACCTGGGTCTTTGACATCAATCCCTTTGTAATCAAAGTAAAAGAGGTTTAATCCGTATTTACGAGCATACGGACGCATCGACTCGGCAGCCTTGAGACCTGCTTCATCACTATCAAATGCTGCAATAACCTTGTCTGCTCTGCGCATAATTTTTGCTTGGTCTTCACTGACAATAGCGCCAAATGTAGATACCGCTCCTTCAACGCCTGCGCATCGCAATCGCACAACATCAAGTGGTGATTCAACAACAACAAGAACATCGATAGCCATTACTTCTACACCAAAAACTGTCTTGGATTTTTTAACGCCCACTGGTTGATTGCGAAAAAAGCGACCACTAGCACCCTTCTCTTGCCATCCCATCAACTCGTATGTGTCGGGATGTCGGATAGGAAGAACCCATGCTGAATGACTTATATCCCAGAGTACGCCGTGGTGCTTTGCTGCTTCTGCAGTTAGGAATCGCTTTTTTAATTCAAATGCAGGAGGCTCCGAGTACACAGCCAAACGAGCCTCTGACATACTTATTGGCTCTGCTTCAGGCTGTACATACTGTGGCAAATCCTTGATGCGACGAAGCAACGAATCGAGGGGAAGTTCTGCTTGACCATCAATAAATTCTTTTGCTTCGTGATAATCAATACTTTTTAAATCACGAACGAGCGTGTAAAGGTTTCCCTTGTAACCGCAAGAGAAGCAGATGTGTGCTCCTGTTAATGCATTTATCCACCACGATGGATTGTGGTCTTCTTTTCCTGTTCGCTTCTTGTGCATAGGACAAAGCCCATTGACTTCATCACCACGTTGTGCCGTAAGTGGTAAATCAAGTGCAAGAAGAACTTTTTCTACATCCACTACTTGCTCCAGTTCATGCAGTAGGTGCACTTGGTCATAAATGATTCATCGTGGAAGCAACCAGTCTCCCAACGCCAAGTAATAGCGGTTTCACTTGGTGGGCAGTTACGTGATTGAACAATTTTTAATAAACGAATCTCTTCGTCCTCTTCAACTGGCTCAAGACCAAGAATTACATCCGAATCCTGGAAGAACGAAGATGAATATCCAATTGAATCTGCAGTTACTTTTCCAGCACGCATCTTCCACAGCAATGTCTGCGTGGTGATAACTATTGGCTTGTTAATCTTTTGAGCAAGACGTTTAAGAGCGCGAGTTATGTTGGTAATTGCTTGAGGAGTATTCATCTCGCCTGTGATTTCATCCATCATCAAATAAACACCATCAACAAACACAATGTCAGGATTGCACTGCTCAATTTTTGCTGACAGCGCTGATACGGTTATTCCATTGACTGCATCGACAAGATGAAACGGATGTAAATTCTCCATGTCATTTAACATGTCAATATAACGAGTCTCTTCTGCAGGCAACAACTTTCCACGACGCAAACGACCATGTGAAATGTTGGCACGCATAGCATCGTGACGCTGCTGCTGTTCGTGATTGTTCATCTCAAATGATTGGAACATCGGTACCTTGCCCAACTTGTGGACATTGATAGCCATCTGTAGAGCAATCTGAGACTTACCTGTCTTTGGTGGAGCAATTATGGTGATTAGTTGACCGCCCTGCAATCCTGCAGTTGCTTCGTCAATCTTTTCAAAACCAGTAGGTATTCCTAAAAAGGTCTTATTCTGTAGCGCTTTGTAATCCTCGTAACGCTGCTCAGTATTCTTTGATAAATCTACTTCGTGAGTTCCAAGAACTCCCTGTTCATTGACTTTTGCAATAGCCTGCTCCATAGCAAGAAGAGCGGCGTCATGATTGTTGTCTTGCAGTAACTCAACAGCGTTCTCAAGTCCTTGACGAGTAAGAAGTCGACGACGGAAATCAACCATCGTGTCTAACAGATATTCAACCGAATCTTCTACATCAAGAATCTTGTAGTTTGGATAATGGTCTTTTACTGTTACGCCGGTGGGAACTTCACGATATTCGCTGTAATGTTTGCGAACGAATGTCCAAACTTTACGATTGTCTTCATCAAGAAACCAAGAATCTTGAACTCCACGTGAGAGCGCAGGAACAATATCGCGGTCACGAATTACTTTACTGACCAGACGATGTTCGTTATCTGCTGCCATGTCGCCCCCTCTAGGCTATTAAAGATTGGCTAGTTCTACTCCTGCTGACCCATATCGTGCAACTCTGTCGGGAATGTCAATCACTCCTTTAAGGTTTGGACGATACGGAAGCATTGTGACTAACTCATCTACACTTTCGTACAGTTGCCAATAGTTAAACGGATTAACTACACGGCGTTCTAACTTTTCAAAGGCCTTGTCAAGAAGTTCTTCTGTCCAACCCTCTGATGCAAAACCAGCAAGTTCTAGAGAAATGCCGTAGTTATTGGCAAGTATCCACAATCTGTTGGCGCCAAGCAAATCCACATCTCCAACTTTGTAAGAGACCCGTTTTCCAAGAAGTCGTCGGCTCTCTTCTTCAAGTAATTTAATTACAACATCTGTTACAGCGATTACCTGCGGAGAGGAGACGTTTGATATGTCTCCATTCTTCATAAGACTTCAATCTTAGCGTACTTAACAACAAACTCACGAAACTTTTCAGGGTTGTCCTGAACTTCAAGAGCGGTCTCTTCTGGAACTTCGTCTGGAATCAGTATCGAGTAATGCCCATGGTTCATCCGCATTCGTTCATCAACAAACCTTGTATGTTTGCAATTAAAGAACTTTTTCCACTTAGGACAACTGCAACGAAGTCTTTTTGTTTCAGTATCGACCTCAACTTCAAAAACGCCAGCGGCCTGAGCAGAGATGAACAGTTGAACTGTTCTCCAAGGTGTCTGCACGTTGTTGCCTCTCATTGCGCTCCTCGTAGGTCAGAACCAAGGATTGGCACACGAACAAAGGCTTCATTGGCAAAACTTGCCATTGCCTCTCGATATTGCGCTTCCCAGTTCTCCAGCATCACGTTAGTCGTTACGATAGTTGGTAACGCCTTGTCATACCGTGCACGCAGTATCTCATCAAACGATGTATCGTCGTACTTTGAACCGTATTCTTTTCCGAGGTCGTCTATGACTAGAATCCGAACGTTTAAAAAGTCGAACTTTGAGCGACCATGGAGCCCGTCAATTTCGTAAACCATCTGTTTTTTGTCTTCGGGGTCCGCATCGAATGTTGATTTTTTTCTTGACAGGAATTCAGGATAGGTCATGTAATAAATAGGGCGAGCATTGAGCCCATAGTCGCTCGCATTCATACCCAGAATCTTACGAGAAGCCTCGTCGTCATTTGGGAGACGTCGGACCACCTCCATAGCGGCAACAACGGCGTGAGTCGTTTTGCCTATACCAGGCCCTCCGTCAAAAAGCATACCGACACCATTTGTGCCAATGTTGCCAATCTGTTTTATAACAAGACCACTAACAACGTCGTCAATCCATTGAGAGTACTGTGGTGGCACATCTCCTGAACGCTCCTGTATATCTGATATCTCTAACCCAAGAAAACGACGTGGGATATTTGACGTTCTTAATAGCCAATGTTTTTTTAATGAAGTTAGAGAGTTTACGTCGTACACTAAATTAATCCCCCTTTATCTTCTTTTCATACCGCTCAAGTTGTGCACGACCAGACATTGAGTTCTGGAATACGCGACCGTCACTTGCTGTAAGCGTTGATATCTTAACAGTGGGCTCTTTACTTCCCGCAACTCGACCGAGTCCAAGGTTCTCTCGTGCCTGATTCATCCTCTTACCAAAAGATGCTAAATAAAGTTTGTAAAGATTTGGCGCTTCATCACCAATGTGTTTGAAATTACTTTCATCTGTCATAAACAACCGAAGCAACTCAAGTTCGATTAATGCTGTGGTTCCGTACTGCTTTCTAAACTTTGCAAGGGCTCCTGCGAGGACTTTGACATTGACGGTTCCTGGAAGGAGGGGGTACTTGCGCCCAACCCGATAAGAAAACTCTGCAGCGACATCCATTGGGGTCCACTCATGCTCTGGCCTCTTGCCACGAGTTTTGGGGTCACGTTTGCTGTAGTGCTTCTGTGGTTGGTCTCTGTCCTCAACCAATCCAAAGCCTGCCAAGTCATCGCCATCGTCATAGCCTTTCATTGAAATTCGTATCTCCTTTAGTGGCGCTTCTTGCGCCACAATATCTTTTAATTTATAACTATCTTGGCTATTAGGTACTAATGACTTATCTGTCTTTTGACTACGTGGACTATTAGTCACGTAGTCATGTGAGGCGCGGTAATTTGAGTCCCCTATAGCGCGGTAATTTGAGTCCTTTATCTCAACTATAAGAAGGCCGTTAAATCCATTGGCTCTTCTAGTTTGAGTAAGCGTTATTAAGCCTTGCTTTTCTAAAGCCTTTAATGCCCTTCTGACGGTTTTATCAGACTTTTTGTCAGTCTCCCTACCCAACGCCTCTACAGAGGCCTTAAAACGGCCTTGAGAGCCCGAAAAACGGCATAGAACGACCATTAGTCGGAACTGGTAATCGGTAATAGGAGCCGTAAACGCTCCTTCTGGAATGTGCATAGCCTAACCCTATCTGTCTTCAAACGGGTTAATTTCGCGCTTGCCTTCCTCCTCCTGAATACGCTCCTGCACGGCTTTAGTGATGACGTCTAACACTCCGTTCATGATGTACTCAGAGAAGGCCTCGATGAACTCACTTAACTTCTCTTGCATGTGGCTGTAGAGGGCGTCTGAATCGTCTTCATCATAATCGACTTCTATGACATCAAGCCCCTCTTCAATGTTCCAGGTCTCAATTGCAAAGTCTTCCACGGCGTGAAGTGCCATGTGAGCCTCAATGCTATCGTCCCATACCATTGCAAGAACATCCTCAGAGGTAATTTCCCTCATGATTTCACGAAGTGGGCTGCTGCACATAGTTATGTCGTGAGCATTAAGTATCAGTTTGTCAATTCCCTCAGTACTATCTGTAAAAAATAGATGATATTTGGCTTTTGTTGCTTTTATGGCTTTCATAGCAGTTTCATTAAACTTTGTGAATCCTAAAATAGGTAGAATGACTACCGCATCAGGATTTAACGTAATAAGTCTCCGCAAACCATCTTCTACATCGCCATCTTTAAAAGATAACACAACAATGCGTTTCATAGCCCCTCCTATAGTCTTGGTAACCGTTGCGATACAACGGTCGGTTTATTTAAGTATTTTCCTAATGCTAAAGATATAAAGGTTGTTGCTGGAACAGAGACAAGCATCTGTGTTGTTAGGCCGAAAAATAAGTACATTCCGCCAAAACTTAACGGTAAAGCAAACGCAATATTTATGTTTGATTTACCTATCCAAGCCCCAAGTATGCTTAAATCAAGCAGTTCCAAGATATAAGTTACAGCAAAGCCTGTTAAAAGAACAACGATTAGTAGGTCAGTCATGACCTCACTCTACACGTCCAGTACGTCCTTCTCCAAACCACGTTCAGTCTTGATACGCCACCACACGTTTTCAGGAACCCAATCATTTAAAGTTCCAGTAAGACGTGGAATTTTTTGGTCTCGGCTAGGGTACCGGTAACTAATTGAGTTATACGCTGTTCCTCCCCATACAACTCCATATTCATCTGGTAGTGAACCGTCAAAATATTCCGATGCTTTAAACGACTGCTCCAGTTGAACGCAATCTATATAGAAGGTTCCTGTACTACCACTAAAGTTTAGGGACAAGGTTGTTGCCGCAGAACCCGCTGGAATAAGGATACTCAAGTCATACCTTGACCATGATGCGCCATTGACAGACTTAGAAGTGGTAGCAACGGTTGACGATGCAGAGTCTTTTGCGGTTAACGTCATAGTCATTGCTGCATTTGTTTTTGCATAAACGGATGCGGTGTAGTATTGACCAACAGTGATGTTGGCAGCATCCGCTGTGTAAGTCCAAGAACCTGTTGCAAGTATTTTTGCACTTCTAGTTCCTGCATAAGCGTCTGTTGTAACGTCAGTTTCTCTTGTAATTGTTGGAGAACCTGTTGAAGTCCAAAAAGTTGTGTTAGTTTCAAAAGAAGGATTTTTAATTAAATTTTTGTAGGTTGCATTTAACACAATGGTCAATGCTCGTGCTTCATCGTAGGACACTGAGGCGCCGCTTTGGTAGCACACCTGGTCAATATAGTAAGTTCCTGCAGCACTAAAATATACTTCTATATCTGCATAACTAGCAGACGAAGATGACGTTGCCGTAACACTTCCTGTTTTCCAAGTGTCATCTGCCGCTACTGGAGATGAAGATGCTGTTGAGCCAGTCTGTATTCCGTGTCTGTCGTAAAACGTTGTTCTAATAGTTACATTTCCAGCACTGGTTGGAGAACGGAATCTACATGAAACGGTGTACTCAGTACTTGGGTCTACCGGAATTCCCAATCTTATCGGGTCTGGATTTCCTAACCTCATATAAGAAACGCCTGTAGTAACAACTTGGCAAGAATATAGGTCATCTATGACATTAGTTCCAGTGGGTGGAGTAATTGCTGTTGAAGCAGTTAGAGTTGCGTTTGCGGTTGTCCAATTACCAGTAGAATTATAAAACGTAGAACTTTGAATATCTAGAATTTTGTTTTCAGATACGGTAATAGTTGGCGCATATCCAGTTAAAGACTCTACATATGTTTCTAACCCGTTTAAAGTCCCTTTTCTGCTGTACATGTAGAGCGCTTCACGAACAAGTCTTTTTTGGTTTTTTATTGGTAAGGCAAACTCAGGAGTTAATCCTAGATGCCCGTACTCTAATGGCAATAATGATACTGGCGTATCAATACTCACATGCCTTGGTCGTAATAAATCCAAATAAGAAAGAAGTTCTTCTATTGAAAGAGATAGTCCTCCAATAAAGTTGTACAAATCTGAAGTATTTGAAACTTGTCCTAAAGGTGTTTGTTCTGCACTGGTAAACACTCTTGGTAAAAAAGAAAGTAATTTTTGATGCGTTTCCTTATCGAAGGGCACTATTGTGTTAGCGTCACCTGCAGGCACCCAAATACTACTTCCAGTAAATAAAAACATTCGGTAATAAACCATTCTTCCAGAAACAAGAGGCGTTACTGAAGGGTTGTCAATACCGTCGTCTATAGAAAGAATAGATGGAGTAGAGGCTGCTTCTTCCCATACAGTAACCCCATCTTCAGCAGTTTCTGCGTATCCACCTTGGTTTCTTACTAACCTAATTTTAGAGAAGGTTCCTTGAGGTAGTTGCCAAGAAACTCTTATTGCAGAAAACGACAATGCAAGAAGAGATATCGGTTCTACTGAATAGGTTAACTTAGCGGGTTGACCATATGTGAACGTTCCAAATATAGACGAACCATATTTTGCCACTGTTATACCCCTGTCTTTTGTTTAGGCTAGTTTAACGACTTTAATTTTTTGTTTTGTTACTTATTGACTTCTGCTTCCCAAAATTCTTTTTCAGTTTGGTATTTTTCTTCAAAGTTTGCCACATGACGATAATCACAGCAATCACAGATTGGTCTGTTATTACTGTAATCCGGCATGGACCAATACCCCATTTTTGCTCTAAATCTAAAGTCTGATTTCCATGAATTTTCAGCGTGTCCATTTGGAGTAAACGCCCAATGGTCGGGCTCTGCAAACTGCATAAATAGAAGAGTTACAAACTTATCTTCTGTGTCTGTAGGAAATTCTGGTCTCCAATGCATTTGATAATTGCCGCAAAATACAACACATGAATTTGGCTCTTCTTCGTAAACAGTGTCTTCTACTACCAATTCCCAATCAACGTTTTTTTCAATACATACATCTAAAGAATATTGACAGGCCGACTGGTCGTAGTGTTTCCAAAGTTGAGGGATAACACCATTCTGTTTCTGATATCGTCCAACATGAAACCCTGCTCTACGAAGAGTGTCACTTCCAAAAGTTTGTTTTGCTATCTTTAAAAGTTCTGCTTCTGTTTCAGAATCAAACCAAATTTCTTCTAACCATCTTCCAGCAACTGTGTGATAAAAATGCGGTCCTTCTGGACCAAGTTGTTTAGCCAGAACTTGTTGTTTTACTTTTTCAAATAATTCTGGTGAAAGAAAATTTTTTATTGAGGTTGCTTTTACATCAATTGTCATTTAAGTTCATCCTTATTTGTTTTCTAATTTCCTCTACGTGTTGCGGACCTTCTGTAAACCACCAATGATTTGGCTCTACATAATGGAAAAACACAACTCCTATTTTCCCACTATTTGTGTAAAGTGTATCCCGCCAGTGCTCATACTTTTCACCCATAAACATGATGGCTTCATTAGGGTTTGCAATGTAGGCTTTGTTGTCTACGTACAGAGCCCATGGGTCTACTTGGTAAAGAGTTAAGTCAAGAGTGTACGTACATGCATTTGCGTCTTTATGTTTAGATAGACTAATAGTCTCATCTGAGTATTCTGCAAACAAAGAGTACGAAGGAAGGCAAGTTTCTGTCCTAAAGTACTCTCTTACTTTTGGTAAGAGAATTTCACTATACTCTTTTAGTATAGGTTCTATATGTTCTCCTATTAGTTTTCTGCCAAATTCGTCTGTGTTCATTGAATCTAAAACAGGATTATCTTTAAAGTGCATTTTGAGTCTATCAAAATGGTAAGGTTCTAATACATTTTTTATTATCCCTACCTCTTCGTTTATGCCATCCATTGAACCACCACATATCTAAGACCATCTGTAACTGGATGAACTTCATGATTATATATAAAATTAGATGGAAATATTAACAAATTGTTTTTTTCAGCCTTGAATCTGAGACCGAATCGTTTAAAAGATACGTCTCCACCTTCGTAATCTTCATTTAAGTAATAAGTTAAAGATATTCTTCTAGTAAAAAATGGGTGGTCATCGATATGGTCATGGAATTTCTGTTCTTTTCCATATCTTAACAACTGTGGATTTTCAAAAGTTTCTATTTTTGCGTAGTAAGCATTTAAGTATTGTTCTAAGCATGGTTTCATGTTTTTATGAAATTCTTTTGTAAATTCTGTTAAAATTCCATCATCATTTGCTTCATGATGAGGGAGCATTATAAGGTCAGTGTCTCTTGCTTTGTGATTTGTTCCAGAAACATGCTCATTTTCATTAACCAGTACTTCTGCTTCTCTCCATGATATTTTGGAATCTTGTATTCTTTTTATATATTCCATTGAATTTGTAAAAATTTTTTCAAATACAACAATTCCTGGCGCTAATTCTTTCACAGTTACCACTTACCTATTGGACAAGTAGCATCTTCAAGTTTTGTTTTTAAAGGCATAAAGCACCCACATTTTTTACATTGTTTTGTCAGTTGAATCAGATGTTCGCAAGTAGAACAACTATTCAGTCTTTCTTTAGCAAGTTCATCGCTCATTTTTGGTTTACTTGCGTTAAATAAATCCCACGGTCTAACCTTTTTTGGTGCTGTCATACGTTATGGCCTTTACTTTTTAAAAGTTCTTTTTGTTCATCTGTTAAATGAGTATGAACAACGGTACGTGGGTCAACCCAATTTTCTGGAGGAATAAAGTTATTATCATTATCAACTGTCCATCCAGGTTCAACATATCTTTTTATACCTATGGTTTCAATAGGAGGTTTTGGTTCTCTAACAACTACAATAACTTTTGGTTCGCTTCGTAAAAGTGCGCTTATTAATTCAGAGCACTCTAAAGTCTCTACTACAGTCTCATTATTTAAAAAAGCAATTACAAATTTTCCTTCGTCAGATGGTGCTTCTACGACCTCATAACCTGCTGTAATAAGGTCGTAGAACCACACGAAGGTGCCCATGATATGGACGATAATGTCATCTATAGCAAACGCTATTAATATCCCATCTTCTTTGTTATCTGGGTTTGTTGCTAACGAAATATCATTCATAGTAATCATATAGATATCCTATCAGCAGAAAGCAGCGGCACAGCCGATTACGCATTGGCTACCACTGTTGCTGTAGCACCAATCGCATGAACCAACAGAACAGCCAGTCCAATACGCATCTGAAGCGGTGCACTTACACCCGTACCACGGACATTCTCCTGGAGGACATGGTCCAGAAGGAGTAACCGGTGGAGTAACTGGAGGAGTAACCGGTGGAGTAACCGGTGGAGTAACTGGAGGAGTAACCGGTGGAGTAACTGGAGGAGTAACAGGAGGAGTAACCGGTGGAGTAACTGGAGGAGTAACCGGTGGAGTAACTGGAGGAGTAACAGGAGGAGTAACCGGCGGAGTAACTGGAGGAGTAACCGGCGGAGTAACAGAGGTATCGTTTACTGTAATTGTAGAACTTGTGGCAACAATAGTCCCACTTGTAGAGGTAATTCGTAAGTTTGCCCTAAATGACTCTGTACCTTCTGTAGATGCGTCATTATTTAACGTGACTGAAAAAGAACCAGAATTATTAGTAATCGTTACAGAACTACCAGAACTAACAGCGTTAGCAGGGGAACTAAAGTCAGAGTTGTTTATCGTGCCTGTGATACCTTCAAGAGTCCAGTATAAAGTTCCAGTTCCAAAATTAGTTGTAGTTATTGTAAAAGTTACTGTGCTACCTTCGTTTACTGAGGTTGTATTGGGCGAAATTGAATACGTAGGCGAAGCAAATATAGGCATTACGATGCCAGTCATTATGTAAGGCCATTTCCGCTAGCAATCCATGTTGTGGAAGCAACTTTTAAAAGAGTGCACATACCATTAGAAGCCAGGGTTCTTGAACCCGTAGAACTGGTGTTTGCTAATCTTAAGGTGTCTGAGGTTATTGCTATCGTTGTACTAACGGTATCAGCATTTACAACTACTATCGTTGTACCTACTGGAAATGCCACAGAACCATTAGACGGAATAGTAATTGTTTGTCCAGTAGTTGTAACGTAGATGTGTTTACCAGCATCTGATGCAGCAAGTGTTATCCCTGTTCCAGTGCTGTTTTGAGGCATGCCCATGTAACCAGCACCAGAGGTTGCTGTCGTAGTGGTTCCTGCTGCAGGAGTAATGGTTGGTCCAGTTCCAAATACAAGTGAGCCGGAACCAGTCTCATCTGTCACTGCAGAAGCAAGATTAGACGAGGAGGGTGTTCCAAGCCAGGTTGCAATTCCTGTGCCAAAAGACGTAATTCCAGTTCCACCATTTGCTACCGGTAATGTTCCAGAAATTCCTGTAGTTAAAGGTAGTCCAGTGCAACTTGATAAAGTTCCGCTTGATGGAGTCCCAAGTGCTCCACCATTGGTTACAAAAGCACCTGATGAGCCAACGCTTACTCCTAGTGCAGTAGCAACACCTGTTCCAAAAGAAGCAATACCAGTTCCGCCGTTAACAACTGGTAGGACATTAGTTCCGCCAATCTTGTCATACACATTTTTTAAACCATATTCAAGGTTATTAACACGGGCTTTTACGGTAGCCCATGACGTTGTTGTCGAATCAAATGAGCCAATCCAGCCAGAACTAACTGTGGGTGATGTTCCTAAAGCGGTCTGTACCGCAACAGTTTCTTCTTGAAGAGAGTTTACGTGGTCAGCAATGACCGTATCAACAAAGTCTACTTTAGTTACAAAGGACTTTACATTGGAGGGGTAAGACGCTGCCATAACCTCTTCTTTCTAATAATTCCCCCCTATTTTCGTCGGTTTGCCTTAAATTTATTGGCTGAACTCACGCTATCTGGTTAACCGTCACTATCACAGACGGGACCGCAGGGTAGGGAGACGCGGCAGGCCTATTCTCAAGTCTTATGTTGGCGTTATCATTAGACCAAAAGACCTGGAAATAATCGTCTGCCTTCATATACTCAAACAAATTAACAGTCATTACCTGGTATTCATTACTGCCTACTACTATCGAAGTGGCTGAGTTGTCTATGGCTGTACCATTTTTAGCAAACCAAAGATAAGCCGATTGTCCTGCTCCTCCGCCTCCTGTGTTATGGATTTGAGCAGAAAACTGAATGTTGTAAGTAGCAGGTTCTTCAATAACGAGTTTGGAAGAGTCTTTTAAAAACACTCCCTCTTCAAAAAAGGCTGTAGTCAAAGGTACCGCTGTACCAACTCCTGGAGTAGCCGTTAAATCTCCAGTATTACACCAAGACCCGTATGCCATCAATCCTTGAGGGTCTTCTCCAAACTCTCCAATCCATACTGGATATTCCGGATTTCCTCCTATGTACATCACCCATGTACCAGTACCTACTGCTGGAGGACGTTTTGTCGAGAGTACAGGCCAAATCCAATCAGTTACTTGGTCTCCTGTAATTTGGGGAACCACTACTCGTATGCGTCGTAAATGTTTGGGGTCCTTGTTGTACTTTACGACTGCTCGATAGACTCCCTCGTAACGTGGTACTAAATCCATATTAGATTTCTGTCAAAGTTAAATTTGCCTCAGAAAATCTGAAAATTTCATCAGCCTGTCCTACAAGAGTTGTTAAATCAGACAAGTCTCCGTCTCTGTAGAGTGCTGTTACCTTTACTGTTTTAACTCCAGGAGTTTGAATTAATACAAACTCAATATCTTGTGGGTATATCGTATCCTGAAACGACAGATTTACATAATTGAACCCTGATAGTAACGCACTCTTTAATCCTGCTTCTACTTCAACAGCAGTATACTGCGGTAATCTAACATACTCAAGATTCAGTATTGCGTCGATATAATCCGGTGGTTGAACAGTTACTGTTGTTCCAATTAAAAGTTTGTCTTCAAGAAATGTCTCCACATCTCCTTTAAGGCGAGTGTATTCCTCTGTTGGAGTTCCAGTGCCGTCAAGTCCTGGGGCATCATCGGTGTCCACCGCACTTCTACTTGGAGCAATGTACAACGATATTGACGTCCATACTGAAGCATAAGCATTTGCTTTGCCCACACCACTTACACTTAATGCTAAATCAGAAAAATCTTTTAATGTAACTGCACGGTTTCCAGAACGAAGAGATGCAGGAGCAGAGACACGAATTTGGTCATTAGTTTCTGGGTCTGCACCACCAATTGCAGCCTCAAGATTATCTACGGAAATAACGCTTTGAATAGCAGTTGTTTGTGACTCTGATAATCCCGGTATATACTCAATAGTTGTTAGAGTTGATGCTGGAACATTTCCTAATGAACCAGAGCCAACTGTATACTCAACACGAATTTCTGATAGTAGAGTAGGTATTGCTCCAGAAATACCGTCACCAAAGTTAACAGTTACTACGTTATTTTCATCTGTTGAAACTGTAAACACTAGGTCTGTTGGGTCATAGTCCATAATATGTTGAACTTGTGTCCATTTAGAATAAGATGACCCATCTTGTACGTAAACTTGAACACTACCATCTACGACAGAGGTTTGGCTTAATTCAAATATTTGTTCAGGAAGTCCTGATGAAGTTCCCAAAAGTTCTCCAAATGAATTAGTGTTGGTTGATACGCGTTGAATAGAGCGTCCTTCTACTGCTCCGACTACCTCTTGTCCTGATGCTGAAACTATTACATCTGCTTGAGTAGAAAAGTAGATAGTTTGAACAGTGTCTCCAAGAGTTATATCAGCAGATATGACTGTTCCTTCTGAAAGAGTCACCGTGGTTGACGAAGTATTGGTAAAAGTTAGGTCTACATATGCTTGACGATATCCAGCAGGTATATACCCGTATGATTGTGCAATATCAATAAGGCTCTCTCTTTGAATAGCCGTTTCTAAAAACGATTCGTTAGCAGTTCTGTCTATATAGTAGGAGATAATGTCTCCCATATACGAGAAGGCTTCGACTAATGCAACTCCAAAATCTGCTGGGTCAGAGGCTGTCCAATCAGGAATACGGTTCTGTATACGAGCAATTAATGCTTCACGCAAAGAATAGTAGTCTCTATTGGTGTAATCAACTGAAACCGGTACGTTAGATGCTGGTGTTATACTCATAATATCTCCTCATATACTGGTGATTTTCCTCTTAATACAACTATGCCAACGTCTGTTGTAATAATTTGGTCATTTGGAAGCGCGTATACTACCGATGTCTTTATGACATTGTTTACATCGTCAAACTCCGCAGTCACTTCTTGAAGAGACAGCGTTGGCAAGAACTTTAAAAATGCACTTTTTACTTCGGACTCAATCTCTGTAGAGGCCGCTTCGCTAGTCTCAAAAAGCGCAAACGGGATTACAGTACCAAAATTTGGCCTCATTACCCGCTCTCTAAGAGAGGTTCCAATTACTGATTTAACTCTATCCGCCCAAATTTTAGGTTGTTCTATAGTTGAACCTATTTTTCCGTATAAGTCTACAGTGAACGGCAGAGTAATAGCCACTTCAGGCATTAACGAGCCTCCCATCGTCTAGGACTTATTTTAAATCCTGTGTTTGCTTCACTGATTATTGTACTTGAAGCACTCAGTGTAGAATAGGTGGGCTTTCCTTGTGTTGCGGAAGTAAGTTCGTAGGACACATTTCGATATGGAATAGTCCCGGTATCTAGACCTCTTTTACCTGACTCTTGTCTGTCTACACCATCAGTTAGACAGGTAAACTCAACTATATATCGATAATTAGCAAACATAGTGTGATGCGCTGTTTCGATAACCCAAAGACCATTAGCCGCATTCTCTGTTCCAGATATTAAAACAGTTCTCCACGGAGCAATTCTTGGGTCTCCTTGACCGCCGCCTTTTGCCATTATAGATAACCTTGATTTTTCTGCCTTCGCTTTTGCCATTTCTTGTGTCATAGAATTGCTAGCAGTAACTGTTCTTGTTTCAATTTGAGAAAACAATGGTTCTTTAACATTTTTCCTTAACTTTTCACCCGTCTTACTAGGGGACACACTGCTTCCATACACTTTTGCAGTATAGGGGTCTACGCTTTTTACAATTTTTTCAGTTCTTCTATGGCGTTTATTTTCTAAAAAATCACCTATTTTTGGTTCAAAATACTCTAATGTTCTTGCCTCATGAACTGTGTCCGGACCAGCGCCGTAATCAAGAATAGTCAGTGAAGGAACTGTCGTTAAAAATTTATCAATCATGATATCAACGGGGTGACAATGAAGTTCAGTTCCTTGCATTTGTAACCCGTACCCAATTATGTCTGCTAATTCATTGGCCTTTTCCCAATAGGAGTGCCCAGCCATAGATTGTTGTCCAAAACGTGTTGGATGTGGAGTTACCACGGGTTTCAATTTAAACTTCAATGCAATTTCTTCAATTACTTCTGTGGCAGTTTTATTTACCCAAATATTATAGCCACTTTCTTTTAATACAAAAGATGCTCCAAGAAAAGTTAAAGTTGTTCGTCTTTTACGTTCTACTGACGATGTGTAAGTACTGTCGTATTTATAACCTTTAAAATTACCTGAAACTTTGTCATTTTTCCATGACACCTCTACTAATGCTCCTGTTGTAAGAGCATCCAACATATACGTGATTGTGTCAGGATAATGAATTTTTAAAATATCATGTTTTCCCATTGCTTGTATCAATTCAATTTTATGAGGTTGCAAATCAAAACTTGGAAAATCAGGAAAAGTTACTGTGAAAAAGTTCCCCTGAACAAGTTGTCTTCTTGGGTCACGCATTTGGAATCCTTAGTTGAGTTCCAGGGGCAATAGATGTGGCGTCTAAAATTTCCGGATTAATGTCAAGTATTTTCCACCACAATGAGGGATTTCCTAAAAGTTTCCACGCCAGAGTGTCTAATCGGTCAGTTTCTACCCACTCATAGACAGAATATCGAGTGGAGTATGTAGGCCATTCCCTAAATACTGCTACTGTGTAATTACTTGTTCTAGCATCCCACGCACGTTCTAAGGGACCGTCCGCATACCTACTGTCTAAATAAATCATAACATTCCCTGAACTCTTCCTCCACCAGAATTTGTGGCATCTCTGTAGTCCTCTGTTGCAGGAAGGTCTGGCAAACGTTTACAAATGAAGTCTACTGTTGAAAATATAGGAACCATTCTTTCATTAAAGATTTTATGGTCAACGTTTATTTGGGTTACACGCACTAAATACCTAAGACCACTTCCTAAGTGCAATTCTACAGGAAAAGAATTCAACCATCCCAAGTCTGCTGTATTACCATTCAAATTTGAATTGTATTCAACATTTTTTCCATTTACGGCTTTAAACAGATACTCAAGGTCAAGCATAGTTCCGCGAGTGTATATGCCATCCGCATCTATTGATTCAACAGGAAATGGGTACGGGTTTCCTATAATTCCTCCACCTTTGGTAACATGATTCATATCCAACATTCTGTTTAAAATAACAGAAAAAGTTATACTGCTATTCATAGCAGCGTCTGTTATAGGAGAGGCTCTAAAACTTCCGGCAGTAAACTTAGCAATGTCAACCTCACTGCCTACTCCCCATGACATAGAAACTGTTGTTGGATTGTACAAAAATCTAAACCCATGAACAACACTGTCTTCTGTTACTGGTTTTGCCTTACTGTTTACTAATTGGTTGTAGTACGGATAACTTCTACTCATTTGAATTACGCCTTTGGAGCCTCGACTAACTCTCCAAGCGTCCATAGCATCGTCCCAAGTTCCTGGGTTACCTACAGGCATTAATCCATCTTGTTGTTGCAGTCCTACAGGATTTAGATAGGCTGCTTTTACCATTGGAGGGTTATATTTCCACTGCAATAAAGGACCAGCAGTTATAGCCTCCGGAGCAGCAGTAGCATCGGTGTTACTTGTGTCTGGATTTGTAATTTTGTTTTTTAAGTTACTGCCGGTGCTTAGTTGATAATTTCCAACAGGCTTTATTCCATATAACAGAATTGTTAATTGAGTTTTAGCAGCATTTAAATCAGCAGATACTGTTTTTAATTTTGCTTTTTTTGTTGTTCTGTTTTTTGTGTACTGCTCAATTTGAGCAAAAGCGTTGTTTATGGCGGTAGAATTTGTAGATGTTTTTGTGATGTTTGTGTAATAAGCAATCTGTTCATCAATAGTCTTAAGTTCAGACTGCAAAACTTTTTGTTGAGTTTCTAAATCTTTTATTGCTTTATTAGTATCAGCAATACTTTTTGCGTTTCTTTCACGAGCGCTTGTAGTTGACGGGGTAGTGTAGGACTGCCCAGAAGCAGAGGGTCTTTTGTATGACTTAGGGTCTAATCTTCCAGCCATTATTTACTCCCCATTACACTGTAAGTATCGTCTGTTTCTAAATATTCTTTTACTCTTTTTGCAAATTTAATTGCTTCATCTTCAGATGCTTGTTGGATATTAAGTGTAACATTTACAGTGCGGTTTCCAATGACTTGACCAGAAGAGACTCCAGATACGGAGGCACCAAAACCTGTTCTTCCTCCACCTTTTGGACCTCTATTGTAGTTAAATTGATACGGACTTTTTCTTTCTTCTCCACCAACCCAAGCAGAAGCGCGTATAGCATCAAACGATTGTTGAAAACTAGACCCGGAACGTAAAGAATTTAATATTGCAGTGTATCCTCTTTGGTCCGCACGATTACCGGTCAAAGTTGCAAGAGTTGCTTCCAATCCTTCTGAAGAAGTTCCATACATTTTTACGCCAGCACTGTTCATGGATTGAGCACCTGGACGACTTAAGGTTGTGTTTAGCGGATTGTTCCAACGACCCCATTTATCTCCGCTTTCAAAGCGAATCCATTCCGACATTGCATAAATATTGTCTTTTGTATGCGGAGCGTTAATGGACGTAAGGAAAGACTTAATCCACTCTTGTTTACCACCAGACGGATTTACTCCCGTTGCTGAATAGTTTGTAGACTTTGGAGTTGCGCCTGTAGTTGCTGAAGAAGGGGAATATGAAAGAAGTGAGTTTGCGTTACCAAATGGGGAACTCAGTAACTCTTGTGGATTTACTGGATTATTAGAGCCTTTACGAACTTCAAAGTGAAGGTGCGGTCCAGTAACGTTTCCTGTGTCTCCCGATTTGCCAATTACTTGACCTTTTCTAACTCTATCTCCAGGTTTTACAAGTGCTTGACTTAAGTGACCATAAAGAGTTTGGAACCCGTTCTCGTGGTCAATTTGAACTGTAATTCCGTATTCATATCCTGGAGCATCGTCCATAACAATACCGTCAAGGGCTGCTTGAACATCACTACCAATTGGCATTGGGTAATCTTGACCTGTATGTGAGTTGTTTGAACCGCTCCAAATACCACTTGTGTCTTTAGCACCAAAGCCAGTTGTAGGAGCAACTCCGGGAGCAGGAGACTGTGCTCCACCGCCCTTTGCACCAAAAGATGCCCCAAAGCCTGTGGTTCCTCCACCTTTTCCTCCACCTAGTTTGTAACCAGCCATATGTGTTGCCCCACCTACAAGGGCACCAACCACAGCGCCTGGTACGGCGCCCACTCCTGCTACAGGTGCACCTGCCATTGCTCCCGTCACCGCTCCGGCTCCTATTGACGTTAGTAAACCTGTCTTGTCTAATTCACCATCTTTTGCGTCAAAGTAACCGCTTGCACCTGAGATTACTAACCCTAATCCAGGGATAAATCTTGCTGCGCCCTTTGCACCTGCTTTAGCACCTGTTGCTCCAGCAGTTTTTAGGAGAGCACGAGCACCTACTGCGCTAGTTAATCCTCCAACTGCCATTCCTAATCCGCCAAGTAATGCGCCAGCACCTGCACCGACATTTGAATTAGAAAGTGTTTGAAGAGTTGCTTTAAATTCAAACATGGCATCTGGAAGTTTTTCCATTGCTTTATTGACATCTTCAATTACATCAGCCGCTCTTTCAAAGCCCTTTATCATTGGCTCTGTTGCTCTTTCCATCAAAGCAGTCTGAGATGTGGCTATCTGCATTTGAGCGGCTATTGGGTTATTTGCACCCTGCATTGTGGCAAGGTTAAACCCTTTTCCTTCAGCAAAGTTTCCTGCTGCATTTATAAATAACTCTTGTTGAGTTTCGCTAAATCCAAGTTTTCTTAAATCTGCGCCTAAAAATCCTGAACGAACATCGGTCATTACCTGCTCACGTGTAATGCCTTTTTGTCCACCATACGCACGGTTATAAATTTGCCGTGCAATTTGTTCAAACGATAGGTCTTTTCCTGTACGTGGGTCTGATGTAAAAATCCCATATTGAGAGAGATTTCCTGACATAGGACCCGTGCCCAACCCACCGAGTGCCTCTGCAGCAACTGGGTTAGCGATATTCAAGTAACGAGCAGCACCACCAATTTCTCTGACACGCATATTGAACGCGGCTGAGTTAGGTGCGTAACGGTAACCTTGAACAAGCATCGCAGCCGCGGCAGCGTCATCTCCTGCGCCTGTAATGCCGCCTGCTAAACCACTGAACGTGGCTTGACGGAGCCTTTGTTGATTGACTCCACCCATAACAGCAGCACCATAAAAGCCTGCTGCACGACCAAGAACTGCGCCTGTGTCTGGCGTCGCGGAGTATCCAGCAGCACCAACTGCAAGACCTGCTTGGGCTCCAAACTTTAGCCCTATCATGGTCTTGCTATAGAGCCACGGCATTTTTGTAGTTCCTGCTTGTTCTTTTTGAACAGCAGAAGATGCTTGAGCGCCCTTTACACCACTGGCACCTTTTTGCACATCATCAGAGAATGATGCAGAGTCATCAAATAGTTTGTTACTACTGCCAAGGTTTCCCGACATACTCTTAATAGAGGCTGCCAGACCTTTTACACCCTTAGAGTGCCCCACTATGTTTTTAAGAAGACGAGAAGTGCTGCCCAGTTCTTTGTTTAGGGCAGTAACAGCAGCAGACAAGTTCTTTACACTTGTCACCATGTTTAGGTTCAACCCGAACTCCTTATACTTCTCGCTTTGGCTAGTTCTAGCCAATTCTTCCGTTCTCTAGAAGACATTTCCTTAACTTCCGTTAAGGTCCAACTAGGATAAATTTCAGAGATTGCTGCCCATTCTGCAAATAGTCTTATATATGGAACGAGACTAGAAGCGAAACAACGTGCCCAAATTAACGGGAACGGTTACCTCACTTTCACAGTCAGGACAAGCAATAGTCAAGTCCTCAAATTGAGGTCCTGCTGCTCTTTTGTTCATCTCTTCGGTAATTTTTCTGCGGTCAGCAACACCAAGATTTTGTACTTGACTCTTGCTTATTACATCTTTATCACCAATTCTTAATACAGTCTTTTCAAGAACAATTGTGTTCAACTCAGCACTGGTTTTATCAGAATTATTAATGAGTTCCTTCTGTACTTTGCCATTAGGAAGTTGAACGAGGATATCTCCACGCTTTCCTTCTACTGTAAAGATACGGTCATCAATAGGATTTGCAAGAGTCTTTGTCTTGATATCGGTGTCGAGGTTCACTGATACCGTTTTTACTTCTTGACAACCGCTACAGTACGAAGGAATCTCCGTTTCTTTTCCAAAAGTTGCCTTAATAATGCCAAGAAGAAGAGCGTCACGGTCTCCTGCTAGAAGTTCATCAAGAACCTTTTCATCAGCCTTGATATCGCCAATTTTTACAGTGCCACGCTGTAGTACTGCAAGAAGTGCTTTACCCATACTGTTAGTTTTAGAGATAAACTCTTCATCTTTTCCAGTTAGTTCACGCACTTCGGCAGTACGGATGACCTCCCCAGCAGTGGTGATGTAACCGCCAGGGAGTTCAACTGTAGTATCCGAAGGTGCATTAATTTGAGGTTCATATGTTGCTGGCTCTTCTTGCAGAGCCTTCTGAATGATGTTATTTGCCAAAGCGGGATTAGCCGCTGCATTAATTGTGCTCGTCATATGAGTCCTTTATTAGAAGTTTGGTGCTTGAGTTTCTAGGCCTGGTGCCCACTTTATGTCAAAACCCTCGTGTACAAGAGTCATTTGCTCAACAAAGAGTGCGTTGTCGCCTGCGTTGAGGTCAGAGTATGCCACAGAGGTAGGCCATGCGTTGTAAACCTTAAACCGCACAGCAGTATGGTCAGAAGAAGCCGCATTTGTGTCGTCTTCTCCTGCCTTTGGAATTGGATGAGATAAAACCTGAATCTCTAGGTCGCAACGGAAGTTGTCTGTAATAGCACGAGTTGTTCCGTTACCTTGAACTGTTGCGAAGAGATTGCGCATCCATTCCCAATTCTGGTCAGTGTTCAAAATAACGCCACGCTGCAATGTAATTGGAGCGAAGGTTGTTTGACCAGGAATTTGGTGAACGGTGGTGTTATAGCCACCTTCACGGTATGGGATAGAGTCTGTTGTAACAGCCATGCCTGATACAGAGGTAAACCCAAAAGTTGTTGCACGCTGACCTGAAAGTTTAGCGAGCGTTGGATTTGCTGCTCCAGCAGCATTTGGCTGTGGGAAGAACGTGACTAGAAACCGAAAGTTTCTAATCGGGTCGCTGATTAAATTCGACCTAGGGTTAATTACTGTTGCCATTTATTTTGTTTCTCCTTCGGATTAGTTCACAGTCTTTTGACTGAGGTCGATGACAATGAACTCTGCTGGGTACTGCAAAGCCACACCCACTTGGATGTGTACTTCACCATTTGCAATTTGAGCGGCTGTGTTGTTTTCAGCGTCGCACTTGATAAAGTACGCTTGGTCGCTGGTTGCACCACGTAAACCACCCTGTCCTCGATATTGCTCAAGGAACGTTCCAATACGGCTTCTAATCTGAGCCCAAAGACGTTCGTCATTGTTCTCAAAAATAGCGAATTGAGTAAGATTCTTCAGATTCTTTGTAATGAAGATAAGCGAACGACGCATGTTTACGTACTTGTTTGCTGTGCCATCTTGTAGGAGTGTACGAGCACCCATTACAGAAAGGCCTCCACCAGGAATTTGACGAATTGGGTTAACTGGAGTTGTAGATGCGTTCATGCTATCTAGTTCAGATGAGGTAAATGAACGCTCCATTGCAACAGCGCCTTGAACAGAGGTCCTAATACCTGCTGGAGCCTTAAAGACTCCTTGATTAGCATCGGTGTTTAAGAACAAGCCTGCAACTGATGCAGATGGTCCAATTTTACGAAGAGAACCGGCTCCACGTCCTAGAGGGTCAGCAATGTAGATGTGTGGGTAGTACACCGCAGCATAACTTGTGTCTGCAAATGCAGCCGATGCGCTAATCGCTTGTGAAACAGTTAAGTTTTCTGCCGTTTCAATCACTACAAATGAATTGTTTGCTGCTGCCCAAGAAGTTGCGGCGTCATAAACAGCGGTTTCTCCAGAAGCGAGACTCTTCCATAGGTCAGGAAGAAACACTACAAGTGGACGGTCAAGAGAAGAGAACTCGTTGAACACTGAAGCACCTGTTGATTGATACGAGGTGTAGTCAGTTGAGGCTACTGTTGAACCGTTACTTCCACCAGATAGTGGGTAAACGTTTGCTACAGGAGTTCCTGCAGCGCTGTTACTGATTAAAATGTATGAAGAGACAAGGTTTACAACAGTTTCTGCGAAGTCTGTTGAAGTAGAGTCGTCAAAAACAACGTTCTCATAACGTTCAAGAAGAACGTCATCTGTAACCACGCTAGCAGTTCCAGTCAGTCCTTCTTTGTAAACGGTAATCGTGTAAGTATTTGCGACTGTTCCTGTTTCACTTGTAATGCGAAGGTTGTTTCCGTCGCTTCCTTTGTTTTTTGCAGTAATAGTTGCGACAACTGCTGCTCCTGATGTTACTAGGTCAACAGATGCAGCAACTGCATTTGATGCCAAAATGCGCTTAACGTAAAGTTCACGTCCGCCATTTTGAAAGAAGGTACTGACGCCAAATGTCGCTGGGTAGATTACGTTGTAACCCCCAAAGTATTTGACGAACTCGTACCAAGAGGTAACAAGTGTCACTGCTTCTGGACCTTGTGCAAAAGGTGCCACAATTGCGCCAGCAGCGTTTGCAGACACTCCTGTTGGAAGTGGTGCTGGTAGAAGACGTTCACTAATGTAAACGCCAGGACGGCTATAAGCCATGATTTCTCCTAACTAGGTTGAATGGGGACCAGATTATTCCGTAATAGTGAACGAATCGATGGGGGTGAGCGAGTTGACGTTCGCGCCAATAGCGTGAACTTCTTTTACCTTATAGAATGAGTCGAGTAATGCCGGTGCAATCTCGCTAGAAATACGCACCGTGAAAGCGTTTACGAATAAACGTTTTCCTGCTTCTGATATATCTCTTTTGGAGATATCCAGAACATCTAAACGACGGACTGTGTCATCGTCCGTTTGAAGACTTCCAAATCTGAGTGGAAGACGTGTTCTTACTAATTGCGCAAGAATTTCTCTGTCATGACGTGGTTGACGAGAGTAAACCGTGACTTGATAGTCAATGTTTACAGGGATAGGGAAGTTGATAAGCCAGTTATGGTCATCGTCAATCCATGGATTACCATCAACTGTTTCTGGGTTATCTAAGTAAGCAGGTTTGACTAAACCACGCATGGCACGTGTGACATCCTCTGAAATATCAATCATATCGATGGTGATGTAAGGATATTTTTGGTCACGTAATTCTTGGTCAGGTTGTCCAAACCATACCTCTACCTTGCGGTGAGACACGTTGGAATCATCTGACTTTTGGTCGGTCACTGTGATGCCCTTGAGAAGGTCACGTAGAGCGTTATCTTCAGATAAAAGGAAGGTCATTCAATACCACCTGTTAGATGAGCCATACGACGTACAAAGAAAGCCTCCACCTGACCAGTGCGGTTTGCCATGCGGCGAAGAGCAGCAGTTGGTTGAGTATCAGGAGTTCCGTATTCGAGGTTCATAGCCTCAGCACGATGGGCTTTATGAACATTTACATTAAAAGAATCATCAACACTAATAGAGCGAACGATATGTTCAGGCCATCCGCTTGCTCGCGCCTCCGTGCGCATGAGAGCAGACATATATTTGGAAGACTCTCTACTGGCCTGCTTTATGGCGTTGCTGTAAGGATTGTTATGAGTCACTTCTTTTTACCCTTCGCAGCGACTTTGCCACCGACATAGCCTGCGATAAGGGCAGTAACAATAGGTTGTCTTTCTTTTGGACGAAAGCCAAATACGCCGCGAATGAATTCTTCGCGTTCATGCGTAGAGTGAATCTCTGCGGCTTTCCTATACCAAGGCACATGTGCCATTTCTATCCCCTTTATCGCAAGTAGTGGGTGCTACACGGAGTCCGCACGGATTTCCGATAAGGCTAGGATAGAGAAAAGGCCCCGGTTAAGGGGCCTTAACTTTTACTTCTTTTCTTTCTTCTCACGCTTTTCTTCGGCTTTTTCGCCCTTCTTGCCTTCCTTTTTTTCGTGAGTCTTTTCTTTCTTTTTAATGCCCTTAATAATTTTTTTATCAATCTTTACATCTTCTTGAAGAGTCTTTGGCTTCTTCTTTTTGCCGTGGGCTTTGTCTTTCTTTTCGAACTCTTCTTTCTCTTCCTTGTCGAGTCCAGCCTTTTTGGTCAAATAAGAGTCCATCTTTTCGTCAGACTTCTTGGTGTACTTGCCCTTCATAGGTGGTTTTTTCATTACATACCACGCTTTCTTGGCATCGCCTGTTTCTTAGCCTTAGCCTGTGAAACAGCCTTCTTAATTTGAGGCCTGTTTTTATCAGCAGCGGCCTTGCCTTGCTTACCAGCACGCAAAGTTGCTAAGTCAGCAGCATCAATCTTGTTCTTGTTGCCAGCAAGTGCAGCAATCTTCTTCTGCTTAGGAGATAGTTCTTTCACTTTTTGCCTTTCTTCTTTGCAGCCTTCTTTTTTGTCTTAGCGTACTTTTTATTAGCAGCGGCTAAAGTTTTTTCACCATGCTTGTCCTTCGGGCGCATGCAGCCACATGTTGAACACATGGTTACTTACAGCACTTGCACTTGCAGGATTTAGTCTTGCATTTACCTTTTTTACATCCACATGTAGCACACATTACTTCTTACCTGCTTTCTGTTTTGTTGGTTTTGCAATCTTGTTCCTGCCTGAACGGTCGGGAACACAATTAGGTACTTTACGACCATTCTTCATCTTCATGCCAACCTGGACATAGCCATCCCAGCATGGGTCAGACTTTTTAGCCATTCTTATTTTCCTTCTTGTGAGGGTTACCTTTGTGCCAGTCCTTAACGGCTTTGACACCCTGCTTAATTGTCTTAGACCCACCCTTTTTAGTCAGGTTAATTTTATCCCACTTGCCAGCCTTAGCCTTGGCTTCGTGGTCAACGACCACATCTCCCTTGCTGTTCTTTTTAACAGTGTGCTTAATCCCTTGAACTTTAATGGTCTTTGATTTTTCTTTTTTCACGGAACCACTTTCTTACGATGAGTGTAACGAATGGGAGGTTTTGGCTTACGAACATAGCCGCCACGCTTTTTGCGCAACTTGGCTCCACCTGATTCGTACTTGCCCTCTGTAAGAGTGGTACGAACCTGTTTTTGAGGTGCTTTCCCTGCACGAGCACCAGGTGATTTTTTACGACGCATTACTTCTTCTTTTTAGACATTCCCGCTTCGCTCATGGCGATAGCAACAGCCTGCTTGCGTGACTTAACTACAGGTCCCTTACCTGGACCTTTCTTACCCGATTTTAGTTTGCCGGATTTGTACTCACGCATAACTTTTTCAACTTTTCCTTTTTGCTTTGACGTTGCTTTTTTTGCCATTACTCTTCCTCTTCTACTAGTTCTTCTTCATCCCAAACATGGTCATCATATTCTTCTTCCTCTAAAGATTCATAGTCAAAATCTTCTTCAAACAGAGTAGGGTCAATTTCTGGCTCAAAACTTTCCATATTAGACATGCTATGCCACCCGTGTGATAGAGGCCACGTAGAACGTGTAAGTGTTTGTTGTCCCAGAGTTCATTGTTAGTTTTAGGTAGTTTAAGGCAGTTGTGTCTACTGCTACGGCAGTGGTGGTGTTGGTTGTGACTGTGCTGCCGTTGTAATGACTGGTTGTGCTTCCAAGAATAGTTCCGGCAATTCCAGTACTTCGCACTGTAATAAGGGCATTTATTTCTATTGCCCCTGCAGTTGCTGTTGCTCCAATGGTTCCTGTTGTTGCGACGGTACCAGTCGTTGCGGATGTAGTTGTTCCTACTCTAACATTGTAGGTAGCAGTAACATTGTTAGTTCCAGTGCGAACTCCGTATGCCCTTACAATGTAACTAGAACCAACTACTAAAGCATCTGCGGCTACAGCAAGGTTGATAACGTTGGTCTCTGTCGCTGCAGTTGTGGTTACGCTGGTTGTTAATGAACTACCACTTAAACCCAGAGTGCCTTGAATTCCTTGTGTACCTATTGTTCCTTGGTTTCCTGTTAAACCTGTAGTTCCCTGGAATCCTTGAATTCCCGTAAGACCTTGAGTTCCTTGTCGGCCTTGAATTCCTTGAGTACCTTGAGCACCTGTGGCACCTTGAATACCGTTAGTTCCCTGTGTACCAACCGTACCTTGAGAGCCTAGTGTTCCTTGAATACCCTGTCTTCCTTGAATTCCTTGTGTTCCTTGCGTACCAAGGACACCTTGTGTTCCTTGTCGGCCTTGAATTCCTTGAGTACCAATGACTCCTTGAATACCTGTTAAACCTTGCGCACCAACACCAACCGAACCTTGCGCACCAATTACTCCCTGTATTCCTTGAGTTCCCTGTGTGCCGAGCGTTCCTTGAGAGCCGGTTGTTCCTTGACGTCCCTGTACACCTTGTACTCCTTGAAGACCTGTAAGACCTTGGTTTCCAGCAATACCTTGTGCACCAGCAGTTCCCTGTGCACCCTGTTGACCAACACCTGTAATTCCCTGTAAACCAATGTAGCCCTGCAATCCTTGCGCACCTGCAGTTCCTTGCGCACCATTACTGCCACTAGTTCCAGAAGAGCCTTGCGTTCCTGTTCTACCTTGAACACCTTGTGTTCCATTTGTGCCCTGAATACCCGCAGAACCGTTAGAACCTGCAGTTCCTTGTGTTCCTGTTCCCGCAACACCTTGAGTTCCATTTAAACCTTGAGTACCAGTCGTACCCTGACGACCTTGAGTTCCTTGAGCACCTGTTCCATTTGCTCCTTGAATACCAAGCGCACCCTGTGTTCCAGTAAATCCTTGAATACCTATTGTTCCAGTTGTTCCTTGGAGTCCTAACGGACCACGAGTTCCTTGTACGCCTTGACGACCTTGAGTTCCTTGTCGGCCTTGAATAGCCTGTGTACTTAAAGATTGGATTCCAGCATCTAAATAATCAAGCGCTGCATTAAGTGTGACATCCCAATCGGATTGTCCTGCAACGGGCTTTTGAAGTGGCACTATGTATTACCTTTCCTAGTAACCGTAACTACTGTCGCCATAGCCATTTGCACCGTAGCCAAAGTATTCGGTAGATGTTGCATACTGTTGGAACTGCGGGTCATTGACCATTTCTTCGGAATTGACCATGTTACAGTCAATAGTGACTACTGAGTATCTATCCTTATATCTTCCTCGTGGGTTAACTCGCGTGGGAACAAAGACAAATCCTTGAAATATAATACGGTCTTTTATATGTTTGCTTGGGTCTGTAATCATTGCTGGAAGAAGTCTGTTTATATCTGCGACACTTACTACTAAGCGTAGAGTATCTGTGGTGTAGAAGCCTCGCTCATTCATAATATTGCTGCCACGCATCTGTTGGGCAAGAATTACAGGTAATTTAAAGGAGGTATTCCAACGCCTTCCCTTGTTATCTACTTGATTTGAGACGTCGTAGATGGGGTCTACCCAGTTCGTATAGTTTTGGCGTAAAGCATCAGCATCCCAAACCCACCAATCAACCTCAGTTCCTACGGGGTCGCGTAACTCATCAACGATACCCTCATCCATGGACTGGGTTTCGTAGTCGATTTTAAAGCGTCCTTGGACTTTAGTCCCACGCATAGAACCTCCCAACGGCATTGATACGATACCAATTTTTTGAGGAAAAAATGTGCTGGATTATCGGGACATAGTGTTAGGATGCCCCCATGAATTTGGTACAACGAGCAGTCTCATCTGGCGGAAAACTTGCCCCTCTAGTCATCTCCCACGGTCTAACCGCTGGAACAGGGCTAATGAACCCCTCAATTTTTATAGACGATGAAGGCGATATTCTTGTCAATTTACGGCATGTTAACTACACCCTCTATCATGCAGAAAATCATCAGAAGTTCCCAAGTAGATGGGGACCTCTCTCTTATTTGCATCCAGAAAAAGACCAACGTCTAGTTACCGTCAATTATGTTTGTCGTCTAGACGAAAATCTCTTAATGACTGATTTTGCAAAAGTTGATACTTCTAAGTTTGATGTTGAGCCTAAATGGGAATTTGTTGGTGAAGAAGACTGCCGTCTTGTTCAATGGGATGGCGACTACTATTTAGTAGGCGTTCGTAGAGATACTACTACTAATGGTGAAGGACGTATGGAGTACAGTAAAGTGACAATAGATAAACGCAAATGGTCTGTTAAAGAGGTTTCTCGTGTTCGCATTCCTGCTCCTATGCCCAACATCTCTTACTGTGAAAAGAATTGGGTACCTATTATTGATAAACCTTATCACTTTGTAAAATGGGTATCCCCAGTAGAAATTGTAAAAGCGTCCCCCAACAAATCGGAATGTGACCAAGTTAAATTAAAACAGTGTCTTGTTACTCCCATGGACCAACGAGGAAGTTCTCAAGTTATTAGATGGAAAGGACAGTACATCTCTATAACACACGATGTTGATTTATTTAAAAATTATTTGAATCAAAAAGACGGAATCTATCGTCATCGTGTACTAGTTTGGAATGATGACATGAACCTTATTGGAATTTCTAATCAATTTTCTTTTTTAGATGCTCGAATAGAGTTCTGTGTTGGGGCTGCAGTTCATAACGAAGATTTATTGATATCTTTTGGATTTCAAGATAACGCTGCTTTTGTGCTGAGAACTCCTGCACATATTGTGGACGCTCTTGTAGAGGAGGCTTTGCAATATGGCAATTGAAGATTTGATAGTTGACTTATCAAGTGACCCGTTCAATCACGAAAAGAACTTCACCGTTGCAAGTGAATATCAAAAGTTAAATCAAACCGCTTCTGCTGTTTCCTTTTACCTAAGAACTGCAGAGTATGGTCCAGAAAAAGGAAGCCCACATGTATACGCATCTCTATTAAAGATGGCGAGATGCTTTAATGACCAGCATGACAGAAAGCACACTGTAACAAACTGTCTACTTCAAGCAATTGCTTATTGGCCTGAACGACCAGAAGCGTACTTTTATCTATCGCAATTTCATGAAAGAGAAAGTAATTGGCAAGAATGCTACACCTTTGCAGAAATTGGTCTTAATCTTGCTGATTTTGACAAACTTCCAGGAGAACTTGACTATTACGGAAAGTATTGCTTGGAATTTGAAAAGGCAGTAAGCGCCTACTGGGTGGGACGTCGAGATGAGAGCATCAGTATGTTTATACAGTTAAAGACCAAAAATCTAGAGTCTGATTATGTTGAATCTGTAGAAACTAATCTAAGGAGTTTAGGTGTTACTTTTTGATATTGGTGCAAACCGTGGTGACGCAGTAGTTGCTGGGTTAAACAAAGGGTACAAAGTAGTTGCTGTTGAGGCTGCTCCTAAAATATTCAGAGCATTAGAGACTAACTTTAAAAATAACCCTAATGTTCGTACCATAAAGTTTGCTGTTTCTGAAAAAGATTTTGAAACTGTAAATTTCTACGAATGTATTGAAGATGGGCTTTCAACCCTAAATTTAGACTGGCTTACAGCAGACACCATGCCATACAATGGGAAACGGTTTTGGACAGTAGAAGTTACGACAATAACTATCGACACTCTAGTTAATTTGTACGGAAAACCTGACCTTATAAAAATAGACGTAGAAGGTGCAGAATGGTCTGTTTTCAAAGGAATGACGCAAAATTATGGAAAACTTACCTTTGAATGGACTTTTGAAACCATAAAAGAACACGAAAAACAATTAGACTATCTCTACACGTTAGGGTATACACATGTTGCTCCACAGTACATCGTCCATCACTTAGACGAGCCTACTGAATGGTATGAACTGCAGCAAAATAACCTCAATCAACTGTACATTTGGCATCAAGAGACCTCCGATGCATGGATAGAGGGTGGGTGGAAAACCGCAAACCTTAGACCAACTGCCGATGTTGGAATGTGTTGGGTAAAGTGATAGGGTTTAGCAATGACTAACGCTCTTCCGCATTTCAATATAATCTTTGCAACTCCAGGGCACTCTATGCTTCCCGGATATGTTCGAAGTATACTAAAAAGCACTTACTATTTGACTCACAAAGGTCTAACATGGAATTACCTTACTGATTATTCCTCTTTGGTTGCGCACGCAAGAGAAAAGACTATTGGTGGAACAGGTTATCAAGACCGCAGTAATAAAAAACCAGGTCATGGAACCTTTACCTACGATGTTATAGTTTGGATTGACTCAGACATAGCGTGGGAGCCAGAAGATTTGTTTAGACTCATAGAGCATAAAGAGGAGATTGTTTCTGGGTGCTACATGATGGAGAATGGAGAAGTGACTGTTTATCCAGAAGCATTAAAAAACGGTATGAGAGTAGAGGAAATTCTTCGCATGAAGAAGCCGTTTGAAGTTAGAGGAGTAGGTTTTGGGTTTTTAGCAATTAAGTATGGGGTATTTGAGCGCATGGAGCGTCCTTGGTTCTCTCAGGTCGAGGTCGAGGTAATGAATGATAAAACAGGAGAACCAGAATACAAATTTCCTCTTATGGGAGAAGACTTGTCTTGGTGTGAGAAGGCGCATCGTATGGGGTTGAAAATTTGGGTGGACCCACTTATCAGGGTGACGCATCACAAACAAATAAAGTTGGAATGGCCTCGTTAAATGCCTGTATCTAACCCAGAAACCAAACCTTGGATTGCTAAACAATTACTTGCTTTAAAACCTAGAACTGTTCTAGATGTTGGAGCAGGAAAAGGTTTATATTTAAACTTAGTATACGATGTACTTGGAAAACACAATGTTCACGTAACTGGCGTTGAAGTATGGGAAGAGTATGTAAACTTTTTTATGCTTGAAATGCGGTATGACAAGTTAGTAAAGGCTGACGTAAGAGACATGCAGGAGTTTAATTACGATTTAGTTATTCTTGGAGATGTCCTTGAACACATGTCCAAAGATGATGCGTTAGCATTGTGGACTAAGATAAGTAAACAGGCAAAATACGCTGTAATTGCTATACCTGTTGTTCATCACCCACAAGATGCAGTAAACGGTAATCCCTTTGAAGTACATGTAAAGGAAGATTGGACCACTACCGAAGTGCTAGAGAGTTTCCCTGGTATTATTGACCATGCCGAGTTTTCAGTATGCGGTGCCTTTTTAGCCAAATTTAAAGGAGATTTATGAGTGTTTATAAACGCCCTGGTTGGACACACCCGTCACCTTTTGCAAATGCAGAAACTGCACCTACTGAACCGTTAGATGTCGTTTCAGAAGAAGAGCCTTTAGTAGATGAACCTTTGTTGCCTGTAGTAGAGGAATAGATGACTGAGAAGGTTATGCCTATGGGAGGCTCTGACATTATGTTGGAGGGCCTCAAAAAATACGTAAATTTAGATGGGATAAACGTTATACAGTCAGTATGTGATGAAAGGTTGATTGACTTAGATAAAAAGAATATTCTTTGGCAGCATTTGCCCGCAAATCAACCATTAGTTCAAGGAATTAGTGACAAGTATTTTCAACGGCAGTTAGATGCCACCGTTATGGTTTCTCACTGGCAACATGAAAAGTACAGATTTATGCATCAAATTCCGTTATCTAATGTTGTTGTTATAAAGAATGCTATAGAACCTATAGAGTTTATTCCTCGTTCTACAGGTCGTAAAATAAAGGTAATATATGCGTCTCCGCCATATCGCGGTTTAGACGTAATGTTAGCGTCTTTTGAGTTATTAAACAGAGATGATGTTGAGTTAGATATTTACTCCTCTACGATTATCTATGGCTCAGATTATGTAAAACATGAGGGTGACCGATACGAACCTCTATTTAATAAAGCAAGGGAATTGCCTAATGTAAACTACATTGGTTATGTTCCTCATAAAGAGATGATAAGTGCCTTCCAAAATGCCGACATTCTTGCATATCCTTGCACTTTTGAAGAAACTTCGTGTCTTACAGTAATTGAGGCCGCCGCTGCTGGGTGCAAAATTGTTACTACTAACATTGGCGGTCTTCCTGAAACAGGCTCTGAATTTGCAACTCTAGTACCAATACAAGCAACACATCTCGAATTAGTGTCTAGTTTTTCTTACTTTTTAAATAAAGTAATTGATGAAATTGATTCTTTTGATGGAGCGTACCAGTCATCTTTTTACAACAAAATGTATGATTGGGAAAGACGTGCTATTGAATGGAAGTCTTTAATTAGTATGCTCTAATATAAGGTGTATAACCATCGATAGTTTCAGAGAGTGCGTTAAAACTAAACGCATTTAAAACTGCAGAGGCTATACGAGGCGTACCATCCCTTGCAGCAATAAACAAACCTCCACCGCTAGCAATACCTCGTATTGTACTTGTTCCAAATGTAGCAACATTAGTTACCCAAGTAATACCGTCTGTAGAAGTCTTTAATGCTCCAGCAGAACCACCTGCAACCCATAAGTTATTACCATAAGACAGTGCAGGTAAGGAATTAACACTAGCACTAAAAGAAGTTTGAACAGACCAATCAAGAGACTTAGAACTTACGTTTATACTTCCACCAGTACCTCCTGCTACGTAGATTCCGTTACCATACACACCCGCACCCAACCCACCAGAAAGGCCATTGGTAGTACGCGTAGTCCAAGTAACTGCATCAGTGGAGGTTTTTAAAAGACCAGTATTTGGTCCAGCAATTATCCAGAGGTTATTTGCGTAATCTAGTAAGTTAACGGTACTCATACCGGCGCTCTGCGTAACCCAGGTAATACCATCAGTAGATGTTCGTACAGCATTAGCACCACCTGCAACCCATAGGTTATTCCCATAGGCTACGTTGGTTATTGCTGTAGTACCAAAATTTGAGGTTCTTGTAGTCCAGGTAACTCCGTCAGTAGATGTCCGGAGAGTCCCTCCAACACCGCCAGCCACCCATAGATTGTTTCCATAGGCTACTGCGTTTATGTCAGAAGTACCGAAGTTTGACGTTTGTGTGGCCCAGGTAATGCCGTCAGTAGAAGTTCTGAGAGTCCCTCCAACACCGCCAGCCACCCATAGGTTATTTCCGTAAGCGACTTCGTTTATTATTGAAGTACCAAAATTTGACGTTTGTGTAGTCCAGGTTACTGTATCAGTAGAGGTTCTGATGCCTCCAGCAGAACCGCCTGCAACCCATAAGTTATTGCCATAGGCTATAGAGTTTATTGATGTAAGACCAAAATTTGAGGTCTGAGTAGTCCAGGTAAGTCCATCAGTAGATGTTTTGAGAATTCCATTAGAAACACCTACTCCTACAAAAGTCCCATTACCGTAAGCAAGTGAGGCTATA